TGTCAAGAGGGGTTCACCAAGGGGGGTTGAACCAGATGTTGAACCCATTCACCCGCTTGTCGTGCGTGGCAGCAACGGCTGGGGTGAACGTGGCTTCATCATCGTTGAACACCCACACCACCGCGTCATCGGGCACGTTCTCAAGCATCCGCCGGAGGTCAGCCACGGTCATCGTATCCTGTATAGTCACGTTGTTTGTCATACTGTATTATAACCTATTTGTGGGCGGGAGTCAAGTGGGTTATAAAACTGTTACAAATCCTTCGGGTTTTCTTCGGGAGTGCTCCGCCTGGGGTACGATCCCAGAACCTACCGGTTAAAAGCCGGTTGCTCTACCAGTTGAGCTAACGGAGCAGGGGCCCTAATATTTTCACGAGGTCTAGGGCTAATCCTCGTGGGCTGTTAGTCCAGCCCGAACGCCTTCCCGATCAACGCACCCACGATCAACACCGTGATGAACAACCCACCTGCGACGACGACAGCCATATCGTTCTCCGTTGAAGTTATACTGAATATAACAGGGGGAGCCTAACTTGTCAAGGGGTCACCGACGCCCTCGCCGGGGCACCCGATCAATCCGCTCAGCCGGGCTAGGCGGCTCAGTAACAGAGGCTGGCTCTGGAATAGGGGTAGGGGAGGGCTTGTCCAGGAAACGAAGAGCGAGGACCGTGAGCGGGGTCGCTATCCCCACTGCGAGGAACGCCACGCCCAGTACGATAAGGTAGGTCATGAGTGGCTGCTCCCATCGGGTAGGACGGCAATCCACATAGAGCCGGTATTAATCATAAACTCCTTACCATTGGAGCCGAAGACGGGCTCCACGATCACCGTGTGCGTGAGCCCCCACTGGTGGGCAATCTCACATGCCCTCTCGTATTGGGGGAGTGTCATGTGGGCGGAGAACCCATTGGCGAACTGGAACCGGTAGGTGAGCATGGGCATGGTTACTTACCGAACCGAGCCTTCCACTGCTTGTTGAACTTCCGGTTCTGACTCCACACATGGTACGACCCGATCACGAGGTAGGTCACGATCCCGGCGACGATCAGGAGCTCGACGATGGAGTTGACAGTGTACATCGTGGCGGCAGTTTCGATTGCGTTGGTCATCATGTTCTCCGTTTAGTGTATGGTGTATTATAACCTATTACTTCGGTCGTGTCAAGGGGTTACTTCTGACAGAGTAGGGTTCCCGTCCACACATACAGGTTCCCGTTCTGTTTCACATCGGGAACCGTGATCGTGTACTTGACACATCCCAGCTTGATCGCCGTGTGGGTCAGGTCGAACGTCACCTTATCCCGACCCAACTGCATGTCACGGGAAGAACGGGAGATGGTGACCGTGGTGTCGGTGACCAGCGTAACGGAGAGAAGAAGTGAAGTAATCATAGTATAATAATACCATACCCCAAGCCCCCCGTCAAGTGGGGAGAACCATTGTTACAAAAGGATGGAGAATGTAACGATGTGCGGCGTGGACTTGACAGGGAGGTTTCTCGTAACTGACAGCGTGCCTATCGCAAGCGACCGGCGGTAACCTGTTCACGAATCGGGGCTATTTTTTTCTTGACAGCCGTTTTTTCTTATACGGTAATTTGCGAATTCCGTAATGCGAGTTCCTATTGCATTCCCCCGTCCTTTATAAAAAAATCCGCTACAAATTTTTTTATGGGAAAATATACGGTGTTAACTTATCAAGTACGACTTTAATATGCACGGTGCGATATCCGGTTTGCTGTCGAATCTCTTCCAAGAATTCTTTTTTATGATATTTGGTGAGCGTATGGGGATGTTGTAATAGGGCAATAACTGCCTGTGCAATACGCTGTTGCCGAAGTTTTTTGAAGATTCTGGGAATAGCCAACTGTTGTAGCTTTTCGTGGATAGGTACTGCGTAATTGTCACATTCGTCCATGCGATACAATAATTGTCGGGGATAGACCGTCTTGGCAGTCTTCAGAACGGTTTCATGCGTGTTACTCTGTACATCGGCAATTTCCAGGAGTTGATGCCACCCCAGTATATTGGTATGTTGCGTTTCTTCTTTATGCGCAAGTTCACGAAGATAAAAAATTCTATTCTTGATAATGACCGTGAAGTAACTGAAGCTTTTTCCACGAGCTGACGTATACTTGTCTAGTTGCAGGACCGTATAGACGAGGAGATCATATTCCAGTTCAGAAGTGATCAGTTCAGGACTATAGAACTTCCGTACGAGAATCTGTATCATTTTCCGCAACGGAACGTCTATCTGGGTACGGTAGAGGTGTTCCCGTTCCATAGGATCCGTGGACTCATTATAGGTTACAATTGTGGTGTCGAGCGTGTTCTGCCAATATATCATACGTACCTGGTGAAAGAATATGTATGAAGTATAAGAGTTTCGCAGATTCTTGTCAAGAGTGTACTCTATTTATGAGTATTACCCGTTATGAGCGAGCTAACGAGACATTATGATATCCTTATTGGACATTTTATTTGAACGCACCGAAGAGTATAGTGAAGGGGAGGTCTGGGTCACTCCCAAGAAGTTTTATGGTGCGAAGAGTGCTACGGGCGACATTCGGTACTTTATAGATCGGGAAGATGCAGTGAAGTATGCAAGTGGGAAAACACCACCGCCACATGTTGGGCGCCCAGAACCGAAACAACATAAGCAACATCACGAGCCGGTGCAACACTACACGAAGTAACGTGAATAGCAAATCGTCACATCAGCATTCTTTTGATTTTTTGCTTCAGTCTGTTGGTTGGCTTGACGCTTTGAGGACGTAACGGAAAAGATTTTTTTGGCGGGATATGCTTCGTGCATATGTGCAATATCTTGAATCATGTGCATCTTGCCGACGTTATGTACGTTCCAACAACTCCACCCATTGGGTACTAATTTTGCCAATGCTTTCTGTACAAGCGGATTGAGGAACTGCTCCACCCACATAGCATAGGTCGTGCATCCCGTAATAGACTGCGTAGCCTCGCGGGAATATACCTCAAGGTCAAAGTACGGGGGAGACGTAAGAATGAGATCTACGTTGGGAATCTCGTAGTGATCCATATTGAGCGCACTGTCATGATAGAGCGTTACCTTATTGCCCACGTTGAGGAAGTCCACCAATCGGAGTAGGTTGTGATACGTTTCGGTATTCGGTTCAAAGGCAGTATAATGTGCTCCTGTCGCAACTGTTCCCAACAACCGACCGCCCCAACCTGCACATGGATCCAAGACATGCTCCGCTCGGAGATTACCCACAATCATTTTTGCCATTTGGGGACGGTACATGGTGGACTTGGGGAGTCCGAAATTAAAATAAATCCCACGTTTCAATTCGGAGAGATAGGGTGTGGAATGTGACTTACGGTTCCATCGGAGTACCTTTTCCAAATTATTGGGGGTCCATAACGAACTAAACGAAACGCCTTTCTTATCTTCAATATTATAAAAGTTGGGAAAAAAATACTCGCAGAGTTTCATACCAAGGCGTTGGGTAGACGAGATGGTATCGGCGTTGGGAATCCATTTGCGGAGTTTCATCCAATCGGTTTTGAGCTCTGCGTCGGTATAATGGGGATGAAACGAGACAGTGGAGAGTTCGTGAGCAAGCGACGGCACAAGGGTGTTAAATTCTTCATCGGAAAGATTTCTAAGACTGTGCCGAATATTGAGAAATTTATGAATCATGCTGGGGCGGACTGATGAGAGGGAAAAACTTTTTATTAAACACGTACCTATACGTCTGAATATTATTACGTACAAATATTACTTTGTGTGGTTGATTCATCCAATGTTTGTATGTAAAGGCAACCGTGCGAACATACGTACCTTTAATGTCCCCGTTAGGGAGTTTCTTGTTAAGAATATATTCCACACGATCTTTAATTGATGTATATGGAAACTCTACAATGAATAGGAGCTTACCATTCTGAAAGCCGGAGATAAGCATTCGTAAATCGTCGGCAAGGTACTTATGGTGACGAGCCCACGTAAGGTCAGAAAAGTTTCCCTTGCCGTCTAACTTTCCTGTATCTGTCACATTTGATGGTTTCACCTCAATTGCTGCAAAGTCATCGTCATATCCTTTCTTACCTTCAGATGGACGAAGCCCCACGACAATCTTGGTGACATCTTCACGATATTTGGAAGAATTCTTGTCGTTGGCAAATTCTTGAATAATATCATAAATGACTTTTTCTGTGTCATTTACAGGAACAACTACATCATTCAATGCATAATGGAGCTTATATTCTTCTGCCGTTTTCACAAGAAACCCCCTTGATTGAGTATCCTATAAATATAATATAGGTATATTCACATGTCAAGGGGTTTGTAATGATTACATAATACGGGATGGACGGGGATCGAACCCGCAACCTCTGGAGTGACAGTCCAGTGAGCTAACCGATTGCGCCACCACCCCTACACGCCGGGAGAGAATCGAACTCCCAACCCCTAGTTTTGGAGACTAGTGCTCTACCAATTGAGTTACCGACGCAGAAGCTCCCAGAGAGGGACTTGAACCCCCGACCCGGTGATTAACAGTCACCTGCTCTACCGACTGAGCTATCTGGGAATGGTGTGCTAGGTCATACCCTTCTTTTGCCTTTAGGTCTTCCGACGTTCAGGTACCAACCGGGATGCCTAGCACACGTTATTCTTCTTCATTTCGTAAAAAACGATATGCGAGGTACGTTCCCCCGCACGCCGTTAATGCAATCACACCGAACCAGAGAAACGCACCAATCATGTGAGTTTCTTTCTCCGTCCAACCATTCCCAATCCAACCAATCCCACGATCATCATAAGATAGGTGGATGGTTCTGGAACGGTCGTTGATGGAACGCCGCGATCAAAGTTGGTGTTAAGGACTTCGGTACCACCACTGGATACCTTTACGTTATCGACGAATCCCTTGTACGCATAGGGCCATTGACTGCCCAATCCCACCCCGACACCCATCACCTGTTTGTCACCATAACACGAGACGATTTGACTAATGGTCAGTGCTTGAACCCCACCACCCCACACCGGAAGTTCGTTGGTGGAGCAGGGATTGGCACTTAAACTATATCCTTCTGCGTTACGATACCAGAAATTTCCATTAATCATTTCAGAAGTTTGCCAACTATCGACGTAACTGAGATCGTTGTTAATAGGACGGTTGAAATAATTTTCCCATACAATTTCCGTATTATCGTCCAAGAACACCCGAAACGCAGGTGACTTGTACTTCCAATCATAGAGCTGAATGCCGTCCTTGGTTACGTCGGCATCCCAATTCGGATTAGAACTACGGAACCAATCAAAACTCAAACTGGTTAGGTTGGATAATGCTCCCCAATTCGTATCTGCATACCGATAAGCAAATACCCAATCTTCCATCTTACCTGTCGTATGCATTTGAAGTGAACCAAATCCTACATCACCAAATCCATACCGTGGCTTAGCACCTGTAACGGTGGCATTGCCGTTACCTTGGATTTCGGTGTACCATCCAAGGTCTTTCTGTGCCAGATTGTTCTGTGATACGACTTGTGCGGCTGCGTTTGGAGCAAACAACAGAAGTCCGAGTACAATCATCATAATCTTTTTCATAAATTCTCCTAATCCCAAAGTCCTTCGTAATATTTGCCGAATAGACGAAACCCATTGGTAATACGTTCTTGATACTTGGTGCGACCTTCCCAATCACATTCCCCTTCGGTTTTCCATTTAAATTGATATGCTTCCAATCCATCGACAACCTTTTCTGGCGTCACTGGATCATTCCAATCAATTTCTGGTTTGGTCTTCCAGAACTGTTCTTCCCAATCGGTGAGCTTACTTTCAAATGCGAAAATCATCTCATCTAATACATACTCCCACCGTTTGAAATGATTCTCATCTACGTCATATTCACCGACCAACTGCTCCGTACGAAGTTCTTCGGGAACATCTTCCATATCAACGTTGGGAGCACCATGTTGGGTTTCCTTCAACTGCTTTAACATCGGAGTGATAATGTGGGCAAGAGTATTATCCATACTCCACGTATCCCACGGATCAATCTGGATTTTAACTTTCCGTTCACGATCCGACTTCTTTGGATACTTCCCGATAAAGACTTTCATAGATCTGATAGTTTCCCCAGAACAAGTGGTTCCTTTTCTACATATCCTTGACCCCGTGTCATGGTATGTATTTTATAACCCAACATAATAATGACGACTATGAAGTTGAAAACGTAATTTAAAATAAGGGGCATGTTGCCAAGACTGATTGCGTAAATCGTCATGAAGACCTCTCCGATAAACCACAACACCAACATGGGCCACCCGATATGACATCGTTGATCGTTGATCGTACGAATCAGTTCAGGTACGGCATTTATCGTCAAAAATACGCTACCGATATATCCAATGAGTTCCATATTACTTTGCTAGACTGTGTTTGGTGGGTCTTCCGTTTTCATCGACGCACACAAATATCATTTCATCAATATCGACGATAACCTTTTGTGTGGTCAAATCACGAACCTGAACTTCCAACGTAATAGATGTGGTGCCAATCTTCTTTAATGCAATGCCGATTTCAACAACATCACCTTGAAATGCGGGAGCAACGAAGTTGATAGCTGAGATACTCTTTGTAACAACCTTCTTGTGTCTCGTTTCAATTGCTGCATAGATGGACGCTTCTTCGTCCACCCACTCCAAGCAACGACCGCCAAACAATGTACCGTTCACATTAAGGTCACCGGGCTGTACCAACTTTCGTGTAAGGAATCGCATAGTATTTATTGTTTAATGTCTTTTTGAATGTCCTTGCGAACTCTATCTAAATACTTCTCACGTTTCTCTTGGGTAACAAATGGAACACTCCAGAACTGCCGTGTCTTTGCCTTGAACCACCCGAAGACGAAGGAGTATACCCCAAGGGATAACCGTAATTTAACCGCATTGAGGTATAAAGTCAAGACGGGAAGTGCGGGAGCACCGTGGGTTAAATATGTTCTAACTTTCTTAGAAGATAATAACGGTTTTGGATATCCATACTTAGGAATTAATGGCATAAACTTATAGGCAAATCCCGGCGTAAATACCACATCAAAAAATTCTTCCATGAGTGGGGTACAACGGAACCACCAGACGGGAGATATAATATAGATTCTGTCTGCCCACGTAACAAGTTCTTGATAATGTTTAATGACTTCTTTCTTTTTAATTGAAAGATCGTCTTTATACAAATCAATAATTTCTATATTTTGTTTATGTTGCTTGAGTTCGTGTTGAATGGTTTTCATGATTCCATTATAACAAAAACTTTTTCTGTCGGGATGACCGATAACGATGAGGTTATTCATATTAGTAAGAAAAAGGAAGTCCGCGTTCTAGGAGTTGAACCTAGTGCCTTCTGTGTATCAGACAGACGTGCAAACCACTTACACTTAACGCGGATATGGGGGTGGAAGGATTCGAACCTACTCAGCCAATGGCAGCAGATTTACAGTCTGTCGTAACTCTCCAACTTTACCGCACCCCCAAATGCACTCAGAGGGACTTGAACCCCCACGGTTTCCCGCACGCTCCTAAGGCGTGTGCGTCTGCCAATTCCGCCATGAGTGCGTAGGGTGAGAGACGGGAATCGAACCCGCAACCCCCGGAACCACAATCCGGTGCTCTAACCGATTGAGCTACAATCACCATAGAAACGGACAGTGAGGGATTCGAACTCTCGGAACCTTTCGGCTCGGTGCTTTTCAAGAGCACTGCAATAGACCACTCTGCCAACTGTCCTAGATGCCCTGAGAAGGATTCGAACCCTCACTAACGGTTCCGAAGACCGCTGTGCTCTCCATTACACCATCTGGGCGTTAATAGGGGAAGAGGGATTCGAACCCCCGACCTCCTGCTCCCAAAGCAGGCGCGATAACCGGACTACGCTATTCCCCTAAAAGAGCTCCCGGTGGGATTCGAACCCACAGCGTTTCTTAAGTGCTGGTTTACAAAACCAGTGCAATCAGCCATTATGCGACAGGAGCATAGGATATCAGCAACGTTATGGATTCTCGCACATCCCTGATATCCAAGCGAGATAAATAAAACACAGCGGGAAAGATGTTGTCCTGAAATATACTGGCATGTGTAGATATCCATCAATGCCCGTCCGATAGATAACTACGCCTCCCCATCGTCGTTATTCATTCTCAAATATATAAGCGGGTTTATATATTTTTCACCGAATGTCTTTCCATACGACCACTAACCGAGTAAGACTCGTCCTGCTATGTTTTACCAATCGTAACCAAATTCTTTTAATCCAAACTTATCATCAAACGTTTTATAATCTTGTGTAATCTCGTCACCAATATGTATGTCTCGTGACGCAATTGCAGTATTACCATCTTCCGTAAAGATACAATTTGGGTTATCGGAATGATTAATATATTTTTCGTTATCAATACAAATAATATATTCTCCGTTTTCTACCCAACCATATCGTTTGAAAATATCTTGACATACTGACGGAAGTGCTTCTACAACAGCCGGCGATATTTTTTGATCTATCCCATCGTGCCATTGCCATACAACACCACCCATAGGAACAAACTCTTCACTAAAAACTCCTAATCCGTGTATCGGACTCGGTGCTAGTTTATTTTTAATCATTAACATACAACCTCCATAAGCGTGTGGTGGGAGTCGAACCCACGTCTCTAGCTTGGAAGGCTAGGATAATAGCCGTTATATGACACACGCAACAATGGTCCTTGAGGGACTTGAACCCCCGAATCGGCTGATTATGAGTCAGCTGCTTTGACCAACTTAGCTAAAGGACCGAATTATAAGAATTGATTTGTTTTAATGTTGCATATTTCCTTCGCAGTTCAACATTACGAGAATCTGTTTTTGGAAATTTTTTGCTACCACCTTTATATGTTTCGGTTTGACTGTGACAATTTGGACATAATAACCTAAGATTTTCTGGATAGTTATTGTCTGGATTTCCGTCAACGTGATCAACTTGAAGTGTTATAGGTTGATTATTCCAATTTGATAATTTACAAACGACACATTCGTATCCAAAATCTTCTATCAAAAACTTTCTAATAGCAGGACGATGTTTTAATTTACCTTGAACATATAATTCTCTATTAGTTTTTTTATTACTTACCACACGAGCATCTGCCGAACATTTTAAACTACAATATTTTCCAGTTTGTTGTGAAGGTGAGTATGTAAAATCAACACCACAATACATGCAATTACTTTTCATAATAAAATTGGTTAGAGTACGACCATCATACTATAAGTAGTCTAACTCTAACAAAAAAGTCCGCCCCACTGGACTTGAACCAGTATATCTTTCGTGTATAAGACGAATGCTGTCACCAATTTAGCTAGAGGCGGGTATTCATGCTTCCACTAGGATTCGAACCTAGACCTAAAAGATTAAAAGTCTCTTGTGCTAACCGTTGACACTATGGAAGCAGTACATCAGTGCTCCGAGCCGGAATCGAACCGGCAAGCTTATTAGGCGGAAGATTTTAAGTCTTCTGTGTTTACCGATTTCACCATCGGAGCAAATATGGGTAGTGACGGATTCGAACCGCCGACCCTCTGCGTGTAAAGCAGATGCTCTAACCAGCTGAGCTAACCACCCTCATGGACCTAGACGGGATCGAACCGACGACCTTTCGCTTGCAAAGCGGACGCTCTCCCAGCTGAGCTATAGGCCCAACTTCATTTCTATTACATAGGCCCAGGTGGTACTGCCCCACCGACTCTTGATCCAAAGTCAAGCGTATTACTATTATACTATGGGCCAATAGCAGGGGGAGGTTATTCAGATGTTTACCAGACACCCAAGGAAACCGACATTCTAGACTGTCCCCCGCAACCTTTTGCAACAATCCAATCATGTTGCCGATATATATCACTTAACACTGGATATACTCAGCGATAGAGTTTTCGGTTTAACGTCAACTACTCTATGAAACTGACGGGATAAGTACGGCGTGCGGGAATCGAACCCGCCTTCTAGCCTTGAAAGGGCTATGTCCTGACCGATAGACGAACGCCGCATAGTGGGGTTGATAACTCCTCTGGTTATGTAACCCACTCTGGTTACCAACCCCGTGCTTCTTTCATATTTCACTTGTCAAACAACGTATCGTTCACTCAACTCTTGTAATATAACCCCGTATACATCGTTTGTCAAGGGGTCAGTTTTTACTCGTAATCGTCGTAATCGTAAATCTCGTACGGGTTCAATAGCTCATCATCGGGAATAATTTCTTCGTAATGCTTTCTGTTCTTTCTCGGAACACTCTTACCAGCAACGTCTTCTTCCTTATGACGAACCTTCTTGTCATACTTCCGCTGATCCTTATATGTCTTACCCATACGACTTTACGTCCTCCACGTTAAGTTCCAGTTCTACGTCTGGATTTGAAAGTAATTTGATTAATACCGTACATCGTTCGTTGGTTTTCCGAAAGCAATCATCTATGACAGTTGCTCTCCAACCTTTCCACCATCCGTTATTGATGATGACCGTATCTCCGATAGTCATACATATCTCTTAGAACTTGATTTCCCACGGATTCTCCCCGCCAAGATCAGTGGGGAGATATTTCTGGACCAACTGTCGCATGTAGGTCCGTTCGGAATCGGCACCACCTGCGTCACTGAAGAAGGGATAGATACAGACCTCTGCTGCTTCTGCGAGAGTGAATCCATCGTGGATCAGTCCAGCCATCTCTACCGTCATGCGGGACGAGATAGAGGTAGTAACCTTCGGATCATCGGAACGAACCTGCGACCGTGTAGTGGAGGCAATTTCAGCAATTGCGTTAATATCTTTCTGGGCAAGATTGGGATACGTCATAGAGAGCAGTCGGGACTCATCATCCTTACTGAGCGGTTCCATCTCCACGATTGCTGCAAACCGATCCAACATGGCACGATCCAGAACACGAGTTGCGGTATACTCACTTCCGATATTTGCCGTAGCGATAAAGGTAACGCCCTTTGCCACCTTAATCGTCGGAGTATCGGGACGTTCGTCAATACGAAGGTACCGCTGGTTCTCGTCAAGTACCGTGATCAGAATATTCCATGCGTCAGGCGTAGCGCGGGTCAACTCGTCCATCAGAATAATTGCGTTTGGCGTCTGAATGGCCTGACAGAACAGTGCGTCGGCCACGAACGTTCCACGATCCTTACTGTAGTGCGTGTTGCCGATAAGAGCAGAACGTGGATCGGTAGTCGCGCCGAGATTGAAGTAGAAGAAGGGACGACCGTCAAGAGCCTTAGCAACCGACTGTACAGCAAGAGTCTTACCGCAACCAGACGGACCCGTCATCATGATATTCTTGCCACGAACAACAGACCGCATCAAATACTTCCACTTGAGATCAGACAGAATGAGATTGGTTGGACGAAGAGTATTACTCTTGGCGAGGAACTGCTCAACATCTTCATGCATTTCATCATTCCGATTATCCACGTTATCTAGCACCACTGCCGCCTTTTTGAGTTCGTTATAAACCGAAATATCCTCACTGCGCCACTGCGTCCCGCCAGTCTTGGTTGCTACCATACGAAGACAGATGTTCTTGTCATTCTTAAGTGCCCGTACCTTGTGGGCCGGGAGCTTCTTGGAATAATCATTACCATTTTGGTCAACGATCTTTCCCTCTACCAGTGCCACAAAAATGTCGGTACCACTCTTGGTCTTCGCCACGTGAAAATCTCCTATAAAGTGTTGTGTTGTTGATTACCTATATAATATAACCTACTTACCACCGTTTGTCAAGTACCCCGAGTTAATAACAATTTATTAAGGGTACGGAGTACTTCAGTTGCGTTTTCTACCGAGCAAAATACGGCATCTTCCCCGTACATTTTCTTAAATACTTCTTTTCCAATATTAGACCGATATTGTGAATAATTCCCGCCCATATCTTCGGAAATAAAGTAACTCAGTACCTTGACACCCTTTTCCTTAATTTGGTTGACCATCGCACGAGTATGCTTGTGAGCAGTTTCACCGCCGTAATCAAACCAATCACGATCCGACTTATCCTTCACCGGCATACTCTTCTTATCGTAGGCAAATGACGGTTCCCCATCGCTGAAGTTGATGAAGTATACATCGTGTGTATCGGCACATTCTGTAATCAGATCCAACGTTGCCTTGAAGCACAGACCCTCTGGGGTTCCACCTGCGGGTTCCAGAATACGCATGAACTTGAGACACTTATTGAAATGATCCACACGAGAATCGTATACGACATGAACAACGGGAATTTCTGATCCGCCACGAATACTGATTACTGCATCGACGTTGCGCATCTTGCTAGCAACATATCCGATTGCTACGGCGATAGTACGAACCTTCTGCCACTTTTTCCCACCCATAGAGCCAGACGCATCAATCGTCAAGTGCAGCATGGCTGGACGATGTTGATCCACGCGAGACTTCTGGAATACCGACGTAATGTCCATACCCAACTGTGCGAGAAGCCGACGATCCAATCCACCCTGCGGGAGCCGTGTCTGTTTAGTCAGAAGTGGATCATTGCGTACTTGGAGACGATGAACAAGAATCTGACCGATACGCTTACCTGCGGCAATTGCCTGCTCAGTGTACGGAGACGTACGTCCACTATCCCAACCATACCGTGAGAAAATAAACCAATCCTGCTTGAACAGTGATTCGTTCATCTTACGAGTCACCATGCACCGACCAAACGGAACACCGTGACCGGCAATATCCACGAGGTCTGCCTTGGACTCTTCGAATGCGTCAATTGCTGCAAGTTCTGCCTTGGTCACCTTCTTCTTAGAAAGTTCCCCGTTCATCATCTTTTTCAATTCTTTCTTTTCGTTCTTTGCACGAGTTTCGTTATACTTGACAGGATTCTTGCGAGGTGACGGTTCCACACCAGTGGGCGTCATCTCAGAAGGAGACGATGGTGCACCGTCAAGGTTCGGAAGTGATTCCAACAACGGATTGAGATTGGGCGTAGACTGCTTACTCTCGCCCGTAGACTGACCATCCCCTTCACCATCCGGTGTACCATTCACTTCTTCTTTCTTATCTTGTTCAGCAAGTGCAACGAATCTCAGAATGTGAGCAAAGATCTTGTTTGCTTCTTGCCACAAAATCGGCATATCAATAAACGAACAACTAGTCTTCCAAGCAGGCATGTTTTCCAGCACTCGTGGATCGTTCTCAGGCGCGACCCGATCAATATTCTGAATGTCAACGAGCTTCAACAAGGCCTCAAGACCAGGCATCGCATCAGGTTGTGCCGCCGGGTGAAACGCATAGAGCATGCGATCCAAATAATTCTCAATGGTAATCTCACGCCACTTCGGATTGAACTTGAGATTCTTCCCAACTTCAGCGGTAAAGAAATACTTATCGTACAGAGCACGATAGTAGGGACGATACCCACCTGCGTTCCGATACACATACTGGTCAATCCTACGATCTTCCAGAATATTCATGATATCCCAGATATATCCAATCATCTGAGCAGCTGCTTCACCACGTTCCACAAATTTGGATGCAGTGGGAAGTGTCGCGGCAAGTTCGGGCATGAACATGTACTCGTATACGTCGGGCTTGAACGTATTTCCCATCCAATGTTGTGGGACGTACCCATTATACTTTTTGTACTTTCCAAGAATTTCCAAGAATTCAAAATTGGAAAGGAGAATATGGGAACCCTCGTGGAGCGCAAGTCCAACCATCGCATCAAACTTAGCGGGATTATCGTCGGCGGAAATAACCACTTCCTTGCCGTCCGTATATGAACTCTTCCCACTGGAAAACTTGACGGGAATATTCTTTCCGCTCATAATACTCACAAAGTTTCCGATAGCTCGACGGGCGGTCGCAAGACGGGCAAGTCGGAGAACTTGGGACTCTTCCTTACTGTCCAACTCGTCGTCAACCAGCAGATCATCGTCCAACCAATAATTTGAGTATTGTTCGGTTTTCATGTGTTCCTCATGTAGAAGGTATGTCTATAATATAACCTTATAATACACAAAAGTCAACCCCCTGCCAACTTTTGTTACAATTGACAGGGGGTTATTACTATAAAATTATATTATAACTATGCTTCCATCAACTCATCGGGAGAGCAGGCAATTAATCTATTTCCAATTTCTACCATATAAAAAGTATGTCCACGGACCATATCAATTCTCCGAATAACGCCAATCTTTCCGTTATACGTGTGCTCTGCATGATCGTAAATCTGTACCATGTTACTTACATTGAACATAGGTGCCCCTTGTATGGTTGAAGGTACTACGGTGTACAGCCTCCCCGGAGAGATTCGAACTCCCGACCGTTCGCTTAGAAGGCGAATGCTCTATCCAACTGAGCTACGAGGAGAAAACGGAAGGGGTGGGATTCGAACCCACGATAGGTTTCCCTATTCTTGTTTAGTAGACAAGTGCTATTAGCCGCTCTGCCACCCTTCCAACAAAATGCTTCCGGTGGGAGTCGAACCCACAAGACCAGGATTTTGAGTCCCGTACGTATGCCAGTTCCGTCACAGAAGCAAACCATTACATTAGATCATTCTTGTGTCTTGATCGGCATGTTGAGCATCAAGACCATTTACCTATCACGCATGTATGCCCATGCAATAAAGGGAGACACATATCGTATCTCCCCTTAATATAACAATTATTCTATGTTTGTCAAGGGGTTGGTGTTGGTATAACTTCCCACGGCGGCGTCATTGGTCCTCGTGTGGGGTGTAATTTGTCTTGTATAGAGGCGCTTAAACTGCTTTTCATGTTGTTTATTGCTTCTTCCCCAAGTTTAGTTTCCACCCACCCAGTAACAATTTCTTTTGTTAAATCTTCAAACGGTACAAACGACCCCGTGTCAGGCGTTTCTAGTCCCACTGTTCCAATGTTTTGTACTAAAATACTTGAACTGACATGAGTTGCTTGTAACTGCCAGTGTACGACATTTACCACATTTGTTAGTGTATCTTCGTTATACACAACTTCCAGTGGATGAAAGTTCCAATTATATACTATTTCGTCCATATACCTCTCCTGTTATTTTAATAATCCGTAAAACTTCTTAAATTTTGCGATACGGTCATCTAACCCATGTGTTCCACCATTGACCTTTTTAGTAATAGCAGTTACGTCGGCATCAGTTGCTCCCTTATCCGCCAATATATTTAGTGTACGAGAATTCCAAAACCACGCAGCAGAAAGTAATGGATATTTAGTTGCTACAAGATCGGGATTGTCTGTGGTGTTTTCGTCCACTACTTTATCAAATGATTGATAATTCACTTTACCTGTTAGTTGGATGTATCCACGCCCCCGATATTTGAATCCATCCCCACTACTTTCTGGTCCGTTGCCCATGCGATCTGCATATACCCGATTGGCAATCTTTTCTGGCTGTCGTTCGTATTCTTTTGCCTTTGCTTCGGTTGGAAAATATTTTTTGAAAATTCCAAGTAATCCTTTTGCACCATAATTTAAATTTTCATTAACGACTTTGAAATTACCCGACTCGTGCGCGCATTGTGCAAGGAAATGACAGAGACGGAGTGGTGTATTGATTTGAAATTTTTCCATCACGCCGGGAATTTGTGATAACACCTCGTCGGGAACTGCTCCCTTGAGCTTGTTGATATCCATTACTTAATATCCTCCGACGTAAGTAATGTATACGAAAAACTATTCCCATGAACTTTTGCTGACTTGTTGATGATTTCCATAAATAAATTGAAATCTTTTACTCGCTTGAACACTTGACATCCTTCACTCCAATTTTCTACAAATTCTGATTCAGTTTTTGGATTTGAACGATGAATGTTGATACCAAACAATCCCGTATCTTTTGTTGCTTCATCAAACGTCATGTCTTTATTCTTATCACGCCAAACAGTTACCGGTTTCGCCTGTTTCATGGCTTCATACTTTCCTTGATGTAATCCGATTGTATGTGATCCACGATATTGGTTTGGAACAAGGCGAGCAACACCGTTGGGATTATGGAATTCCCGCACGGCTTTTGTACCGGGATCTGTGGTACACGGCCAAATGTGAAATTTCCATACGCCTGCTTCTTTATAGGAAAGAGTCATCCAATCGTCAAACACGTTGGTGACTTTCTTTCCAGGTACAGCATTTCTGACACCGACGATATTAACATCTAAGTTATCACCCTCAAACCACGCATAACCTTTGTCTTTTACTGCTTTCTCTATCTGTTCACGAGTAAATGACATAGAATTTCTCCGTTACTGTTTTCGTAAATTATTGACACTATCTACAGTAACTAGATGTTCCGTTATACTTTTACTTTTCTCTGGAACATTCTTAAAACTATATGCGCGAATTTCTCCTGTCTGTTGGATACGAATGATTTTCCAGCAATAGGTTGGGACTGATACGTTTTTGATTTTTTTCAGTTCTCCCACACATCCTGCTTCCACATAAATAGAATCTAGAGAACGGGATAATTCTCGGGTATGATCTTCTAAGGCTTTCCATTGACCCCGATTTAAACCTGGATATTGTGGAACCATATTCGTATAAAAAAAGGATTCATCCATCACGGATTTTCCTAAACAAATATTATCACCTGCTGGACTAAGATGTCCCCTATCAAATCCTGACCCAATATAGTCGGTACTCAGATCCGTGTTGGTTAATAATGGATCGGCTAGAAATTTATCACTACGTTTGGCGGGAAGTTTGCATGTTAATTTTTCTTTTGTCACCCACCATTGAACAAGCACAGGATACTTTTTACTCTGAGAAAAAACTGTTTCATAATTGGTATGTTTGACTCGGATCGTATCTTGTGCTTGTAATGGAAGACACCAAAAGAAAATTATTCCGACGACGAAGTTCCGCAATTTACACATTCCGTAACAGAAGCTTCGGCCTTTACTTTAGCAGCAGGAGAAAATTTTTCTAGTCCTGCAATACCAAACGATCCGATAGTCAACATTAAAAACGAATTATAGATATAGTCTTTGATTTCCAAGTGTTGGCCGTATACGCCAGTGACTAAATCCACGCCGGCAACGATAACCATAACCGTAAACGACAAAAATCCAATGATTGTTTTTTCGTTATAATCGTTGTTATCTTTAAAAATTTGTGTAAACCATTGCATAATCTTCTCCACGTCCATATAGTTCTCCTATTGACGTTTAGTGTGGTTTACAAAACCTGTTAGTTTCTATCGCTTGCTCGACGGTTCACTCTGATCACACGGAATTTCTTTGCGTGATAGATTGCCGCCCATACAAATAACCCACCCATACCAAGATTCAAAACGATCTCGGTAAAATTTGGGGATGATAACGTAACAAGATTTAAAAAAGCACCTGCGGTCGTAAATGCCAATCCAAGTTTGACCAACCAATGTGAGGTGGCAGGGAAACTATCTACAGCTTTGTGTCCCTTACCAATCTTGGAAAATAACATAATATAGAATGTTCCTGCGCCCAACAAAATGCAACCGTTTGCGATAAAATTAAGAATCGTGTTTAACATTTGTGTCTCCAGGAACTGCTTTATTGATAATCATTTCTACACCGCGTAAACCAAGAACACCTAATAAAAATGCAGTGCCTGATTGAACTTGTGGGGTAGCAGTCATATTCAATATGCCAAAAATAAATGGGGTTAAGAAATATGCACTAGATAATCCTGCACCAATTGCTAAAATGTTTTCACGTAGACTTGCCGATGAGTTTTTTCCAACGGCTAACAAAGAACCAAATAATCCGGCGACTAAAAGCATCGCCCCATCACTGGTGTGTGTCATCTTTATCTCAGAAAAAGGTTAAAAACCCTTGTTCTTACAAGTAGTTAATAAACTTTTATCCATGTAATATGGCATAACCTTACATTCATTCACAACTAATATTTCTGTAGATGTTTTTAACAAACCTACAGATTGTTCTAGTTCTGTGACCTTTGTTTCCAAGGCTGTGATAGCCGTTACTGCATCGGTGATTTGTGATTCGGTTATTGTATGTTTTTTCAAAGAACTTTTGTCAAACAATTGCGAAACGGTGGTCAATGTATCTAACCGTGTTTCTAGTGTTTGTATTGCGGTTTCGTTTTGATCCGCCATACGCATATACAAAACAAATTGTCCAGCAATTATAGTAACCAGTGCAGCAATAGTGCACAGTATTACGACTTTAATTGCATGATATGTTTTGTTGGGAATAAACATGATTATCGCCCTCGCTTCTTCCCAGACGTTTTCATTGTGGTGTCACCCTTAGATACCACCACATTGTCACCATCAATTTCTACATTCATAGCTTCACGAGCTTCATCTAATTGCTTGATAAGGCTCTTGATGATTTCAATTTCTGGCTTCTCTTCCTTCTCGGTGGTTCCCGTGATACCCGCCAACATACTAATCATTGCCATTACTGCTGTGGACACTAGACCAATAACGGCTGGGAGTGACTCGGATGGAAGGAATGCGCTGGATACTACTCCAACAATAACCAATAAGACAATCCACGGTACTGCGGTTTTCCCAATAACCTTACTTGCGACTTCCTTAGCGGTAGAATTACCTTCTAAACGCTTGAGGTCTGTTTCGGTTCTCTTGAGTTCAAGTTCAGCAACCAATTCTTGCTTCTTTAACTCAATATCCGCCTCCATCTTGGTCTTCTTGAGAGCCAAACGAGGGGAAAATCCTGCCATCTTGTCTGCCATATGTTTCTCGGTAAACGTTAATACAACCATAACATAGACCGTAAAAACCATATAAACGTAACTCAATTGTCAAACAGCTAGGCGGTAGTGGGGGATTCGAACCCCTAATCCTTGGCGTAGCACGACATAAACATAACAGTAGCGAGCCCTTTATATCGTCGTTGTCCCGACCAACTGCACTACCTTTCTATAATTATCTCCGTGATTTAACTTCTTCTCGTAAATCTTGGAGGAATCCATCACGTTGTTGAACTAAATATTTTTCTCGTTCAATTAACCGTATTCGTTCGTCGTCGGTTAATTTAAGTACGAGATTTTCTTTTGCTTCAATCATTTTCTTGTATTCTTCCAATTGACGGGTGAACATCAAATTTTGATAATACATGATGCCCACCAACAAAATAATCGTAAATGATTGTTCTTTTAACTTGTCAAGAAATGTTTCACTTAACTGTTTTGCTGCCATACCATTCTCGGTTTAGATGGTAATAACCTCATTAATATCTAAGATACGAATATTTCCATCAATAACACTGCGGTGCATATGACCACAAATGAAATTTCTGGGACGTATGGTGTGATAGACTTTAGACATTCGTTGAGCCGATATATCTTCCCACTCATCAGGTAACCCCCAATACTTTGTGTTTAACGGACCAAAATGTGCGGTGATAGTGAACTTGGGTGGAACATGGGCAATTAAGAAATCCAACTGTCGGTAATTCACATTCTCAACTATTACCTCTGTGTCCTTAGCGGTAATCTGTTCTTGTTTCCACCACGAGACGTTTTCTTTTCGGTATGCTTTGTCAATACTCTCTCCACCACCAAGGAATCCAAAAAGTTTTTCTTCAATTTCCATGACAGTTCCACGAGGGATGTAAAATAAGTTACCAACCACATTGTGAATTCCTTCTCCAAATGTGGAAATATAATTAAAGTCTTCGTGGTTTCCGTCTATTGCAAGAATGCGACATGGATAGTTTTCAAAGAGGTCTGTCCATAGTCGGATATTCTCTGGATAAAACCCGAAGTCACCGACTTGGACAACTGTGTCGTCGGGAGTTACATGTTTTTTTAATGTTTCAAGCCGCATGAACTCCCCATGTAAATCACCGACTACATAAATCATACGAACCTCTTATTTATTTTTTGATAACAGTCTTGGTGACCGCGTTGACACCCATTGCACTTAATGCAACAGTCAAACCGGCCACGGTGGTTTCTAGTGCAGAAATATCGGGATTAATCAACAACCCAGTCTTTACACTGACCCACGTTGCTGCTTGTGCGAAGGCGACTGCGACCAACGCCTTGACTGGACCAGGTAGTGCGGCAACCTGTGTTGACGCCTTCTTTGCTAAATCCACAGCAAACTTGGTGATCACGGATAATCCTAATGCAACGAGTGTTGTAACTTGAGTTCCTACTTGGGTTCCAACTGTAGTCGCCAAACTATCGGCGGCAACTTGGATGGTATCTACGGCAGATGTTGCAACTACGAGTGTGTCTTGTATCATATAATACTCCGTTAAGGGTTAGTAGACTTTGTGACCACTTCGTACAGATTTTCATACTCCTCGTGAAGCTGTACTTCTTCACTAAAATTCTGCTTATGATAGGTTTTGGCAAGTTTGGAAAACACCTTTTTATTTAAATCCAACTCCTTACAAATATCATTCTTGACATTTTTTTGTAAATCCTTTTCCGCTTCCATTCTGGACATAGACGTACTGATATCCTTCAATGCGCCTAACAACTTGATCTTATCATTTGGTCCTAACGTGTTTAACATAATAACCTCTTATTTAAAGTTTGACTATCGTTGCCGCCGCATGAAACATTCCGGCGGCTTTCTCCAACTCCACCAACTTTGACTTATCGTCCATTACATCTTTGTACAACATTTCTATTTCATGTGCGTAATATAGTTTATTGGTATAATCTACCAATTGATCTTGTGGTAATACCCCGTCCAATACTCTGGACATGTTTATTGCAAAGTGTTTCATTCGTTCACATGCCCCGTGCGGGACTTCATTATTTTTAAATTTTATGACTACTTCGTCCAACGTCAACGCAACTTCTGTTAAAAAAAGACATGCTTTGCTCCTTTTTAACTCATTTAAATTTTTTGCTGATTGAATAGCGGTGAGAATTCCAGACGCTACTCCCACGATGAGCGATATCGTCTCCAACATATTTTCACCCACACTAAAATTTTAACGAAACTGGATGAACCTTTCCACTGTTTAATTTCTCCCGTTGAACGTCTGCATCCTGTACAATATCCGTTACTGTTCAATTTACAAATTTTAAGACATGGTGATTTTATATCCATCGTGCAATTCCAATGAGATCAATTAACAACCATGTTAAATTGACAATAACCATTGGACGATCATGCTTCAACCAAAAACTATGTAACATGCCACCGTGACCAAAAAAGAAAAACGTATAGGGGATGAACGGAGGAATATACGGAATACGACCCGCTAACATCACCCCTCCTATAATTAACAAGAAAACTGCCCACCATTTCCGTTTGACAATAATATGTTCTTCGGTTTCTGTTAAGATTTTTGGCACATCAGATAAAATATATTTCACTTATAATTTCTCCACCCAACAGGTAAAATACAATTCATTGGCGCAGTTCTAAACATGGGAGCAATGTCCGCTTCATCATATCCACCAAGACCACATCCAATCTGCGTAACTTGAAATGTGATGTCTGGGTTTAATTCTGCATATCGAAGCATCTTATCCACGTAGGATTTTATTTTATTTAACGGTAAAAATTTAAAATTTTCGTCTTTGACGGGAATAGCAAAACTACTACCTTGTAATCCATATCCCTCGCCATAAACTGCACCATGATCTTCGTAGGCACGTAATGCAGTACCCGTCGTGTGCCTACCTTCTACATTACTTGAAAATACAAATACTCTTTTATTCTGCATAAGTGTCTCCTATATAACAGAGAACGGAGCCGGATTCGAACCGGCGTGGGATTACTCCTAGAGTTTTGCAGACTCCTGCTTTCAGCCACTCAGCCATCCGTTCATTATCGTTCGTTATGAACCTCAAATTCTGTGAATACTAATTCTATATCCGAATATCCCTGCGTTGCTAATTCATTTTTTAAAATATCTTCTGCCATCACCACCAACATTTTTTCAAAGTTCGTCACAATTCCTTCTTCAATTTTACTAGTCATATTTAATTTGGTCACATCGTTTTTACATAATGTTTCCGTCCAATCTGTGAGAGGCCATAATAAACAATGTACCATCTCATGAATAGCAATTGACACCACATCATAATGACTAAGTTCTCCTAACTGTTTCGTATTACACCGAATTACCGCTTCTTTATACTCCGGCGATGCTTCACAGTCTGCGGTATTCTTCATACGACTGGAATATCGTACAATGATCCGCCAATCCCTTAAATTCAAATATGGTTGGAGAATTTCAACTGTCTTGGCGAACAATATTTTCTTTGTTATACGTTTCTTCCGTGGCATTTGAAATCCCCAAGTGGTATTTACAACGGTTTAATTTTGTTTAACACCTCGTCTATTTTCTTCTGAACTTCTTCACTACAATGATTATATATATCTATGAGACGGGTTTCTAGGTACCACGCTCTCATGAATAATTGCCTAGTTTGTTTCGTACGAGTTCGGTATTTTATTGATAATACTATAGTTACAATAACTAATATAATGTTCATACTGATAGAATATTTTAACATATGTTCCTTTTGGACAGAATTTCTATATAGTATAACCTTAAAATTGTTTTATGTCAAGACCCCTACTTATAAAAAAATAAATTGGACTTGACAACTATAGGTTATGATATTAAGTTAAAAAAACATTCAGGAGGACACCTATGAGTAATTCTAAATTAGAACGTTATATAGTCTATGCAAAGTTAACCGTATGGGGAGAATCTCCTGAAGATGCGTTAGATTACGCGTATACTGCCGTTGACAACTCAGATTTGTTAACGCAAGACGGTATCGTTGGAATTGAAATTATTGACGATACCGACAGTATAGAACTCGTAGACGAGGATAATGGTTATGGAGATGACGAAGAGTCGGAAGATTATTAAAGATGTAGTATTTTATGGCGCCGTTCTTGTGGCAGTTGTTGCTGCAAATACGGTGCGTAAAAAGTATAATGAGAATGTTGCAGTAGCAGACGGTGTTAGACAGAAATCAATTTGCCCGGCACTATTGAGTATTAGTCGGTCTGCTCGTGATACTCTGATTGTGATGAAAGCTGAACCGTTGTGTAATGGATTTGTTTTGGATAGTTTAAAGTAAACATACTATTTATTATTAGTAGTATAAACGGAGTTGGATATGGATAAAAAATCGTGTACAAATCAACATCCGTTATGTGCAACAATTGTGTTTTTTTCTGGGTGTACCCTTGGTGCGTATTTCCAACACACCGGGGGTATGACCCACGATTTTGTAGTTATTGGTACCGCAACACTAGCGTTTTATTTAACACAAGTTATTAATCTCAATCCAATAAAAGCGTTATGTAAAAAAATCAAATAAGGTTTTTTGTAGTTTCGTAACCTTATTGATTGGAAGACAACATGACTTTGGTTGATAATTTTGGAGAATTTAACTCTGCAATATATGGGACTGTCGGCGCATTATTGGCAGGAGCAGTAATCCAATATATTAACAAATTTGTAAACAGAAAAAAAGAAAATTTAGAAGAACATTTGTCATTACGTAAAGAACTTCGTGAAGAACTTGATACGGTAAAAGAAGAGTTGCATGAATTACAAAAGGCACTCGATGAATGGAAAGAAAAATACTATCATCAAGTAGAAATCACAAACAAGTTAAAAGCTGAAGTTTTACGGTTGAAGGATGAAGTAGAAGAATATAAAATAATTAGTGGAGTGTACAAAACCGTTAAACCGCAGAATGATGATTGATACCCCTTGACAAAAGGAAGTTACATGACTATTGTAGAAACAGTTTTTGTAGTGTCTACCGTGTTTAATGTTTTATGTATGTTTTTAATTTTTGTCGTATTTGCTAATATGATTAAAATAAAAACATTAATAGAACAAATGCACATGGGACTTGGTGGTGTTGTAGGAAAAGTAGTTGCCATAGAACAAACCACAAATAAAATGGCACAAAGTTTTACAGAATTTATTAAAATGGCAGAAGCAGTTGTAGATAGAATGGATGACGATGAGAGGATATCATCAATTTATAAGACTAGTGATGGAAAATTTTCAGCAAGAACTCTGGACGAATTAATTAATAAAATCCGTAGTAGTGGAGAAGAGTCTGAATATTTTTCATCGGACGAGTTGGACAAACTAAAAAATTTATTTTCAGAAGATGAAGATCTTTTTGATGACGAGGACGATGAAAATTCATGATAATGAATGAAAAACAATTGCAGTCTTTACTTAAAAAGACGCAAAAGAAATCAGAAGAAAATCTTGCTAAAAAACAAAGATTAGCAAACAAATTAGCACCAAAAGAACCAGTTGTAGAAGAAAATACGGAAGCAACCGATATCTTTCGGGAAATGAAAAAACTTCCATTTAGTGAATAAGTAAGCTTACAAGATCGCGATCACAACTTTAATTTAATAATACGTTATTCATACGTAGTTGTAAACGTATGTCTATATAAATGCGTCTTATAAAAGAAAAAGTACCAAAAAGAAAAGTTTAAAAACGTTATAAACAATATTATGATAATATTAGAAAAGTTTGGTAAAGGTTGGAGAGATAAGTTTGAGGATAAGTTACAAACGTTATTCAGTAAACTTCCAGATATAACACTTAATAATATAGAACGTTATAAGGGAATGTTAAGAATTAATATTCAATCCCTTGACAAAGGTACGCAATACATAGTAGATTGTGTTACCTACGTCATAGAACGTGAATCGGTACGTACCTGTGAGTTATGTGGTGCATATGGATTCAGACGCCAACATGACGAGTGGATGCTAGAAACGAAGTGCCTATGTCTCCCGTGTTATACAATAGAAATTGATAACACACTTTCTCAACAAAACAAGTAGTAGAGGATTTTATGTTTTACACAGAAGAAGATGTACAGCCAGTAGTTGACATGGCGACTGAATTGTTTGGTACGGTTGGTTCCATGTCTGCGGAAAAGAATGTATTGAAGAATATTGTTATTTTCAGTAAGCAGTATGGTAAGTTGTGGTATGGGGATATTGAAGATCAGATGGAAAACATTCATACTAAGTGTAATCAAATTGCACAAAAATTTAGTATTAGTGTAGAACCCATTAATGACGTATAAAAATTACCCCTTGACAACTCAGGTTGTATTAGTTACACTATAAAAGTGTCATGTGAAGCAAGGCACAGACATATTAAAATAATAGTCCTTGCAAAAAACTACTAACTGTAGAGGTTATGTATGCACAACACAAATTCAACAAAGCGTTTCACTGTTAAGACCTACACCCCGGCAGAGTTTGATCGTACCGCTAGCCGCATGCGGAGTTGGCTGTATAGTCTCGCCCGTCGGCGTTCAACTGGTACCGTGACTGCTGATGACGTTCACACCTATCTCGACCGTGAAGGTGTCCGTCCACAGCAGGTTCGTACCCGCCTCTCGTTCATCAATTCAGTTCTTCGTGAACCGAATTTTGATCGTGCCGGTGTAACGAATTCGACCCGTCCAGCAGCACGTGGTCGTGCCATCACGGAGTGGACGATTGCATAAGTAAAATGTTGTTTTAAAAAACAACTATAATACTTATCAGAATAGAAATGGGGAGTTATATCCTCATTTCTATTTTGTCTTTTGTATGAGGATGCACATGAACGAATGTGATCAATTAGAAAAAGAAATAAACAAGTTAAAGTATGAATTATCAGTGGTAATTCCCAACGATATACAAACATCTATTCAACTGGGAGACTTATCAGAGAATTCAGAGTTTTGCGAAGTACTGTCTAGGCAATATGTTGCAAATATTAGGTTATCTCAACTTACGCAACGATTGAGTGTTTGCAAAGAATTTACGGCACATGCAATTATACCTGATGTAGTAAACATCGGATCGTTGGTGCGTGTTAGTTGTAAAGAAACCAAAAAGAAAAATGTGTTTAAATTGATAATATCGGAATTGTCCGACGTACAGTCTGATAAGTTTAGTGAAATCACGTTGCAGTCGCCATTAGGTAAAGCCTTAAAAGGTAGAAAAGTAAAAGATGAAGTATTTGTGTTTCTGCCTACGGGAAAAGTAACTTATAAAATCTTGGATATATTAACTATGGATGATTTATAACTTACTTGACTTTTTCGTTTCGGATATGTATATTTAGACAACATAGTGGAGGATAACGGTTATGTACAAGCAGTCAACAAATAAACAGTATATGTTAGTAGATTTAGGACCGTCCACGATAATAATGTTGGCAGAGTTAATTCTCATAACATTAAAGTTGATGAATCAAATTAGTTACTCATGGACGTTAGTATTATCTCCTATTATACTGGTTATTCTAGGTGCCTCTATCATTTTGTTTTTTACATTAATAAAAGTTATTAAAGATAATTTGTTTTAGGGCGTGTCATGGTTTCGACGGGGTGTGGGTGATTAAGTTTTGTACCCAGTTTGGTAAAACTGGTAAAACAGACCAAATAAATCTAACTGGCAACTATAATTTAGCCCTCGCTGCTTAATTGCAGCCTGATGACTTAATCTGACCGACCACATAGGGTTAATTCATTCATTAATGTGGTCTAGCCTTGCTAGGAACCGTATTCAAGGTGATTTTTCGGTTCTATATCTACTCAAGTTTGTTCCTCAACGACAAGTAGATGAAAATTTATAAGGAACTACGTACATAAACCCTTAATAGGAAGCAAGACCGGACGCGGGTTCGACTCCCGCCACGTCCATTCAACGGTTGGTGTTTACATTCTATCGGAGTGAGCAATGTATGAGGAAATTAAACACTACCTTAAGAGCATATTTGGAACAGATTCAGAAAAAGAATATATTGAGTCCGAAAGTGTGAAAGTTATGCAGTTGATTACAGAAGCAAAAACGTTGGCGCAATTGTTTAACGCACGTGCTCGACTAATAGAATTAAATGAAACGGTGAAACAAATAGATTCACCTAGTTGGGCAAAAAACAAAGTAAAATTTCTGGAAGCTCGTTGGAATAAACAATATAGACTTTGGAAAGCACGAGGATAACATGGCACTAAAGCGTAGAATCAAAAAGTTGACTAAATCAGAAATTCGTAAGGTTGGCGGCCGTCAGTATTTGATTTGTAGCGAATGTGGAAATGAAGATGTAGAAGTTCCAAGTGATATTAGTCGTGTTACCTGCGCAACATGTGTTCAAAAAATGATTGCGCCACCTGTGGGTTATAAAAAGGATCCTTCTACCGCCACTCCTAGACCACGGGGTTGGCATTTCAAGGAATATTTTGAACATGAAGGAGTTGTATATTCTAAGGGTAAGGAAGTTACTGATCCCGAGCAAATTGCGCAGTTGAAAAAAGCATCTAAAAAGACAAAAACTATAGTCAAGGAAACCAAAGTGGTAAAACCAAAAAAAGTTTCCAAGACTAAAGTAAAAAGAGGACGTAAGAGTGCTCGTACTGCCAAGTAAGTCCGCAGTTGTTTGGGATAGATTTTTAACTGAAAATAAAGTCTTGGTATACAAGTATATTGTCCGTGAAATTAAACGTTGCTTGTACGATGAAAACGAACGGGTATATTTATTCAAATTTGAAGATGATACCATGTTTGCTTGGGTACCGAAAGATAAATTACTTCAAACGTTGGAAGATGCGTTTAACATATTTGTGAAAGCAGAAGAATATGAATACGCACAAAAAACAAAAAATGTTATGAACCAATATCATGTTTATAAATTGATTAAAGAATCTACTAAATTAGAGGATTGATTTATGGAGTTTGAAACAACACGGTGCGTTGTTCTCAATTCTACATACGAACCAATATCTATTATAACATCAAAACGTGCGTTACTCTTGATTTTAGAAGGAAAGGCGGTTATTGTTGAAGAACATCCACATTTGGAAGTACGTTCTCCGAGACAAACATTTAAAGTACCAATTATCGTCGCATTAAAAATGTTTGTTCGGGGAAGAAAAATCTTCAGAACATCTGCCGCACTAAGTCAACGTAATCTGTTTATACGAGACAACTATACATGTCAGTATTGTAATAGAACGAAGTCGCAACTACGTAGTAACGAGTTTTTAACACGTGACCACGTAATGCCCGAATGTAGAGGAGGAAAGTCCACATGGGACAATTTGGTTACGGCATGTTCTACTTGTAATAATAAGAAAGCAGATAGTTTGTTGGAAGATACAAATCTTGTGTTAGCCAAGAAGCCTGTTACACCTACATTGTTTGAATTGTGGATGAAAAATAGTCAAAAGAAATTATCTATGTATCAACTGTCTTAAACTCTAAAAAAAGGTTATTAAAATGTTTACTATCGAAAATTCTGAAGAAAAGATTGAACAGAATTACATCAAGTTCATGGAGTACATTGACGCAGACCCACGGGCGGAACAACTGAGAGCAATGTACGATGTCATGAAAGACGAACTGACGTTGGCTCCTGCTTCTGGAAAGGCACATTTCCATAATGCTTGGCCGGGTGGATACCTTGATCACGTACTTCGTGTTACGGAAACTGCCTTGAAGATGGCATCACTGTATAAGACCCTTGACGGCGATGTCAATTTCACGAAGCAGGAACTGGTTTTTGCTGCACTTCACCATGATCTTGGAAAGTTGGGTAATCCTGACGAGGGGCCGCATTACGTGGATCAAGATTCGGATTGGCATCGTAAACGGGGTGAGATGTATAAGTTGAATGACAACGTACAGTATTTTAAGGTGACAGATCGGGCACTCTTCCTCCTCCAGAAGTTTAATATTCAGATTACACAGAATGAATGGCTCGGTATTAAGTTGTCCGATGGTCTATATGACGAGGGAACAAAGAGTTACCTTATTAATTTTGCCCCGTATGCAATGAAAACGAATCTACCCCGTATTATTCACTGGGCTGACCATATGGCGTGTTCGGTGGAAAACGATAAGACACGTTTTTAATAATACAACATATTTATCTTAGGGACGCCTTCGGGGTTCCTATCCCGTTATCCAATAGTGGAAACGGAAACTTATAAAAAGGAGAAGTATATGACAAAGTGGACAGTACAGCGAGTACCAAAATCGGTTATTGAGAAGGAAATTGAGTTCAATCGTGATAATTTGTTAAACACGTTTGACAGGTTTTTTGATGAGGCTTTCCGGGGACAATTCCCAGATGTATACAAAAATTTTGGAATTGAACCATTCAGTAAGGCAGCATATCCAAAGGTTAACGTGTTGTCGTTTGACGATAAAGTTGAAATTGAAGCAGAAATTGCAGGATATAACAAGGAGGACATCTCAATTCAGATTGAGGACGATGTTCTAAGTATTGTTGGAAAGACTGCACAGCAGGGTGAGCAAACTGATAAATCTGTTTATCTACTTCGTGAATTGAAGCGTAGCTCGTTCAGTCGTTCATTTAGACTCACTGATCAGCTGGATCCAGATAAGGTCGAAGCAGCTTTCAACAATGGGTTACTTCATATTACTATTCCACGTAAAGTTCAAACTAAGGAGAACAAAGCGAAGACTGTGGTAATCAAGTAATTAAAACTTAAAAAATGGAGGTCTAGTATGTGTGGATGTAATGATTGTAATTGCGGTTGTTCCACCATTAACATAACTTACTAACGAGGGGGTGATCCTTCAAAAGTTATGTTCAACTAGTAACCCTTATTACTATGGAGAATCAGCACGACTAGGGAGCACAAGTTCTCTAGTCGTGTTTCGCTTGAGACATATATGAATACACGAAAATCGTTAATAACCATCACATCACTTACCGCAACATTTGTCGCACTCTGTGCCGCAATATTTTCCGTCACGGGTATTGCCAAATTGTTCGCAGGTGCTGCATTGAGTGCGGGTGTAATGGCAGCAGCATTGGAACTGGGAAAGATTGTCAGTATTTCGTTCTTATATCAATACTGGAAAGAAATCCCAAAAACACTTAAATACTATTTGTCGGTTGCTGCGGTAATATTAATGGTTATTACGTCTGCTGGTATCTACGGATACCTTTCATCTGCCTATGCAAAGGTGTCTGCAACTCCATTAGCGTTGAATGCAGACATCCAAACAGTTCAAGGAAGAGTGGGTAGTCTAGAACAAGATATTAAACGTAAAGAAGATCGTCTTAATCAATTAATAACATTACGATCTCAACAAGAAACCCGTTTGGATAATATGGTATCTAAGTCCACAACAGGAAACAGTTCGACTATTCGTACGGCACAAAACGCATTAAATCAAGCAGACAGAAATGTTACGGCATTACAAAAAGAAATCTCTAACCTTTCAGCACAGCGAGATAGCCTCAATGGAATCAGTATTAGCAAACGTGTGGAAATTGAAACAAACGGTGATGTTGGCACTTTCATCTATATTGCAAAAGTACTGGGCACTGACCTTGATACGGTGGTCAAATGGTTCACGCTCGTCATTGTATTAGTTTTTGATCCGTTAGCGGTAGCATTAGTAATTGCAGTTAATTTTCTCATAAAAAATGCAACCCTCGTGTCTAGTAAACCTTCATATAAAATACAAAATGATAATACCGAAGTGTTTACCGTAGAAGATACCGAGCCATATGAAATGTATTATAAAGAAAATAATATAGATGAAAATGTTATAGAAATGGAAAGTTTACATCTAGCCCAAGAGGCAGCAGATCCTCAATATTATGCTAGAGGTGATTTTGACTGGTCTAATGAACTTATGTGGAAATACAACCCAAAAGCAATAGAATATTATAACAGAGAAATTCTTCCAAGAAAACAGTAAACTATTGACAAACTATCAGTAATAGGTTAGATTTATTGTATCTCAACAAACGGTTATATATATGCCACATAATGTTGGTTATTGTTGTATTAACATGACGTTGAACAAACAAAAAATTACTACTGGGCGTGGTATGATTCAACGTACCTTCAAAGAAAAGGGGTTGAACTATGCGTCTGAACTTGCCCTTGCTAATGCACGTGATCTTGTAAAAATCTTACAATGGAATGCCGATAATAACATCACGGTATTCCGAATGGGGTCGGGTATTTTCCCGTGGGGTACGGAGTATGATCTGTACGACCTTCCGCACATCAACGAAATTGCACGAACACTGGCAAATGCCGGTATTCTTGCCACATCCACAAAGCAACGTGTCACGGCACACCCTGATCACTTTGTCAAATTGGGATCGGAAAAGGAATCCGTTGTACTTAATTCTATCAAAGATTTAGAACTACATTCTAAAGTTTTTGATATGATGGGACTGAGCAATACACCATACAACGCACTCAATATCCATGTCGGTATGAATTTTTCTCAAGACACGGCGTACCGATGGATTGCAAATTATCATAGACTGTCTAAAAACTGTCAATCACGGTTGGTAGTAGAAAATGACGACAAAGAGAAGGCATTTTCTGTACGCCAACTCTATCATTATTTACACAACGTAATTAATATTCCAATTACATTTGATTATTTCCATCATCAATTTCATCCTGATGGATGGGATTCAAAAGATGCTGCTAAAATAGCAGCAGGTACATGGCCAGAAGGAATTAAACCACTTTTCCATTACAGCGAGAGTAAAAATATCAATGAGAACGTATCGGGAAATCCTCGGGCACATGCTGATTATGTGTTTAATGTACTTGATGATTACGGTCTTGACATAGACGTTGATCTAGAAGCAAAAGCAAAAGAACTTGCCCTCTTCAAATACAGGAGTTTAACGTGATGATTAGTTTCGCCGTAACTACACATAACGAAGGACAGTATATTCAAGATCTATTGGATCAACTGGTACCATATTGTGAAAAAACAGGTGATGAAATTGTCGTAGTAGACGATAATTCTACAGATCCATTTACTGTAAATGTTTTAGAGGGATATGAACGTTCCAATTCTATTAAGTTGCACAACCATGCACTGAATAATAATTTTGCGGCACATAAAAACTTTTTGGCAGAACAATGTAAAGGTGATTATATTTTTCAAGTAGATGCTGACGAAACATTTCATCCCAACCTTTTAACCTATCTTCACGACATTGTTGACAACAATACCAATATTGATCTGTTTCTTATTCCTCGTGTTAATGTGGTCAATGGACTAGTAGACGAAGATATCAAACGTTGGCGATGGCAGGTAAACGAACACGGGTGGGTCATGTTCCCAGATTATCAAACTCGTTTGTATAAGAGCCACGTTGATATTCGTTGGGAAGGGGTAGTTCACGAACGTATTGTCGGGTTCAAAACAATGGCCCCGCTCCCAGCCGAAGAAGAATGGTCGTTATATCACATTAAAGATATTGATCGGCAACGTAAACAGAACGATTATTACGCAACTATTCAGAGGTAATCATGAGAGGACAAGCATTAACATATGACGATATTACACTCATACCACGATATAGTGAAATTGAAAGCCGTCAAAAAATTGACCTTACAACTCAATTAACAACTAATTATAGTATTGGGGTTCCGTTGATTGCTTCTCCAATGGATACTGTGTGTGATTCCGAAATGGCTATTGCTATGGCAGAATTGGGTGGCGTGGGATGTATTCATCGTTTCAATACTATTACGGAACAGATGAATGAAGTTATGTTAGTGACGAAAAAACTACATACTTTTTTTCTGATGCAATCCCAAGTAATTCCCGTTATGGCGGCAATCGGAGCAAATGGTGATTATTTAGAACGGGCACACGCCCTTGTTTCTGCTGGAGCAAACGTTATATTAATTGACGTAGCACACGGACATCACAAATTTGTTAAAGAAGCAATCAACACGTTAAAATATCAGTTACCGTCACACGTAGATATTATTGCTGGAAATGTTGCAACTGCCCACGCCGCAGCAGATCTTGTTGAGTGGGGGGCAGACGCAATTCGGGTGGGGATTGGTGGAGGATCGCTGTGTACCACTCGGATCAAAACAGGGTTTGGTGTCCCAAATGTTATGTCATTAGAACGTTGCGCCAGTGAGGTTACGGTTCCAATCATTGCGTGTGGTGGTATTCGGAACAGTGGAGACATTGCAAAGGCATTAGCAGTTGGCGCAAGTTCGGTTATTCTGGGATCACTTCTTGCAGGAACCAAAGAAGCGCCTGGAGCAATCATTGAGAAGTCAAATGGGTTATATAAGAGATATCGTGGGGCTGCTTCATTGGAGACGAAGACGGTTCACGGTCAAGCTACTCGAAATGTGGAAGGCGAGTCTACTATCGTTCCGTTCAAGGGTAGCGTGAAATTCGTTGTGGAGGGGTTGTTGGATGGCTTGCGGTCTGCATTATCCTATGCCGGAGCAAACAATCTAACGGAGTTCAATCCAGACTATGTACAAGTCACAAACGCCGGAATGAACGAGGCCCGTCCCCACCTTCTGTGAGGAATTTATGAAAAAACTTATTTTGGTACTTGTAATTTTAATTACGTCTGTGTATATTGTTGATAGACTTCCAAATGTTACGGTTACACCGATTCCAAAGTCTAAACCTACGCCGGTTGAAATGTTTATGGATCGCATTGCGTCAATTGAGACACCGGGCGGAACCCATAGAACAGTCAATCAGTTCGGTATGATGGGACGTTATCAGTTTAGTCCATCTACCGTTCGGGTTTTAGGATTTCGAGTAACGCAACATCAGTTTTTAAACAACCGACAGATCCAAGATACCGTGATGTTACGATATATGAAGGTCAATCATCGTGAATTGTCATGGTATATTCGTCGGTATAGTGGAAAAGTAGTGAATGGGGTCAAAATTACCCGTGCAGGTATCCTTGCCGGAGCGCATTTTGCGGGAAGTGAGGGGGTAAAAGCATTTTTCCGTACCGGAAGTAACAGAACTGATGCAAATGGAACGTCGGTAGCAAAATATATGTCAAAATTTAGTAATTTCCACCTACCAGAGATCTAATGATAATCGTTATTACAATTTTAGGTATACTAAACATAGGGTTAGGGTATGCAACCTATAATCTACTGAAAAAATTAGAAATTTATGAAAAAAGTATAGAGGAATTCTATACTTCATTGTCTTTTGTACTCCATACGATGAGAACATTAGACGAAAAACAAATGTTTGAATCAGATGACGAAGTGGGGACGGTATTTAGGCAAATGTCCGACATACTGTTCACGCTTCGTCCAATAATTTATGGAAAGGAGCAAAATGAAGAAAAAGACTGACCTAGAAATTCGTCGTGCCAAGCTGGGTAAGGTATATTTCACCCAAGATACGGAACGAGCAATTGTAGAATACAATAAATCTTCCGATCAAGAGGAAAGAGATCAAATATTTAGAGAACGAATACACGCACCAATTGATAAATTAGCAGAAAATATAATTAATAGATTTAAATTTCCTTATATAGATGGAAATTTTGAAGATATTAAGAATCAGGTAGTATCATTTCTAGTACTTAATTTACACAAGTTTACGGAAGATAAAGGTAAGGCATTTTCATATTTTTCTGTGGTAGCAAAAAACTATTTAGTATTACACAACAATAATTCGTATCGTGATGAATTGCGATCAACTTACATAGTAGATTCGTCAACCGACGAGTCGTATTTATTGGAGGAAGTACTAACAACAAAACCAGAAGTTGAATCTTCTCACAAAGATACTAGTGATTTTGTAGAATTGTTAATTCAATATTGGGATTTTAATTTAGATAGAATTTTTAGGAAAAAAAGAGACAAGGAAATAGCAAATGCTGTAATAGAATTAATGAAACGCGCAAACACAATAGAAAATTTCAATAAAAAAGCACTATACGTACTAATTCGTGAAATGACCAACAATAAAACGGTTCATATCACGAAAGTTATTAATAAGATGAAAGTACATGTTTTGGAACAAATGAAAGAATATCGCCGGTCAGGATATTTATCAGATCCATCCATGCTTTTTGTCTATAATCAAGAAAAATAACTATTTATGATATAGACCTTCACTCTATAGAAATTGCTTATGGCATTTGATACGGAAATTTTTGACGGAAAAACATTGGCTGATCTGTTCTCGGATATCTACAAAAATACAGATAAAAAACGAGAACAGATCAATCAATTTGTGGCAAGTTTTGTTAAACTAATCAAAACCCCAGAAGACGCAGCCGTCCTCGGACCAGTTATAAAAGATTTTTTGGATGTAAATGTTAAAAATGACGAACATTTGGTTAGACTTGCACAGATAGCACAACGATTGGTCATGGTATCCAGTAAAGGATCTTCGTCCGGCGACATGTTGAGCGAGGAAGAAAAAATGCAACTGTTAAAAAATATAAAAAGTGATTTTGAAACGGTTATTGCAGAACAAGACGACTTAGAAAATACGATTCATCGGATAAAACCGTAATATGGCATCTGGAGACAAGTGGGTTTATAGAGGAAGGCCTGGTGGAATGCTGGCTACGTCAGGAACAACTGATTCAGCCAGACCTATAACAACACCCATACATGAAGCAATCGTTGAAGATGTAATATTAGATCATCTTCATCCAAAATATTCGTCGGACGGGTATAACGTAGGGATGATAAAAATCAGAATATTTTCAGTAGATAATAGTAGAGATTCCGAGACACTGGATTGGGCTCAGCCGATTGATGCAACAATACAAGAACTTCCATTAATAGGTGAGTTGGTAATAGTACAACGAGTACTAGGAGACTATTTCTACAATAGAAAAGTTTATCTTGCACACAGAATACAAGAAAACGGTATGTTAAATCTATCAAAGCAATTAGATAACAGACCGGCTAAACTTGGCAGAAAAATAACTGCTACACAAACTGAAATTCAAAAGGAAGACCACGAGTTTGGGCAGTATTTTAAGCCTGATAATAGAGTACGACCACTCAAACATTTTGAGGGAGACGTTCTCATTCAAGGACGCATGGGACACTCAATCAGGTTTGGTTCAAGTCAGATGGATCCAAGTAGTAAAGGAATGGCACCCAACATAATATTACGGACTGGACAGGCAAAGGATGCAGAAACTAAAAATTGTACGACGGATAAAGTCTTTGGATTAACGTTAGAGGATATTAATAGAGATGCATCATCTTTGTGGATGACTTCGGATCAAACAGTTCCTTTTGAACCCATCACGTTGAATGCGGGATCATTTTACAGATCTATTTTAAATCCACCACAAAAGTTTGATAAAGCACAGATTATATTGAATTCTGATAGAATAATTTTGGATGCAAAGAAAACACATATCATGATGTTTTCAAATGAAGAAATATATTTGAATAGCTTTAAAAGAACGTCAATAGACGCGGATGAAAGCATCATATTAACAGCAAACTTAGACGTACAGATAAACACCAGTAGAAATATTGATAACGTTGCAGATGAAGATTTTACTGTAAAAGCCGGAAGTGATATATCTATGTTGGCTGGTGAAAAAATTTCTCTAGTGGGTAAAAAAATTCATTTGGGTGGAATACAAAATGATGCAGAACCCGTGGTTGGTGGAACAAGTTTATCTATATTTTTAGCCAGGTTAATACAAGCTATTATGGGACTAGGAATAACACCCCCGCAAATACCCACATACCAGTCGGCAGGATTATCTGGACCAACTATAAATATTCCGTCAGCAATAACTCCTGGCACTTCTGCATTTTTTCATGTACAAACACCAACTGGACCAGGAGTATTGATGCCGCAGATAGTAACCGCGCTAACGGCACTACACACCGAGTTAGTGTCACCAAACCCAGGATCACAAAAATCTTCACCGTTTTCTGGAGCACCATTTAATAGCAATGATGTGTTTATTGCAATGTCAAATCAAGACGTAACAACTGCAATTGTTAAAAATGAATTTGAAAACGGAACACAAATTAAAACTGAAAACAATCAATGGCTGTTATCAGACAGCTACTATAAAGTAACCTAATATGTCAGATCCAATAAAAGACGCAATTAATACCGTACAAGCAAAGAATTCTGATGGTAGAAAACTATTTGATTTGGCAACCAATAAAATTTCCAATAATAATGTGGAAAAATTAAAAAAATTACCGATTACTAAAGATCCCGTATTAATAAAAAAAGAAAAAGAGGCGGAAGTTTTAAAAAAGAAAACGGAGGCAGAAGAACTTAAACTAAATGCCAAACAAATTTTAATTAATGAAGGAAAAACAAAGTTAAAAGACTTCATAGTGGCATCTATTCCATTTCCGCCAAAATTACCATTTATTGATCCAAAAATAATTCAAGCGGTTGATATAGCCAAGCAATTAAAAAAATTGGCAGGTGAAAAAAAAGAAACAAGTAAAAATAATCTGGAAAAGGGGAAAGAGACATATACATACCCACTAACTCCAGTAAAAAAAACAGAACCCACACCAGAACCGCCAAAAATTCCAGAAGCATCTCCCCCACCCCCGACAATTTCTACTAAAATGAAATATTTTATAGAAATAAATTCTAAATCAAACAAAGGTTTGTGGGCAGTGCTGATATATGATAATACTGATGGCAACCGAGATTTTCTGGATAGTAAATATTATTCAAAATCAAAATATTCAACGGAAAACGAAGTAAAAACAGAGGTAACTAACCTAATTAAATCTAACGGCCTAATAGGATTCCCACCCCAGCCGGATTTCACTTTTTGATAATAATACTCATGGTTAAGGAGATTATAAATGGATAAGCAATTATTAAAAGCATATATTCGTACAATTGTTGAAGAAGAAGTTGAACGAATTTTACCGAAAATGTTAGCAGAAGCAGTTAACGAAGTAAAACAATTGACAGAAATAAAAACGTCCGTAGCAGCTCCGATAAAAAAACCTTCGCTTGATAGAAAACGGTTTGCAGAGCTCATGGATATATCTTATGACGGCAACACGTTACGTGCGGCCACCAATAATATGACAGTACCGCTCCCAGAAAATACTCCTCATGATGCTGACCCAGAAGTAATAAAAGCAGTTACAAAAGATTATTCTGCCATTATGAAAAAATTAGGGTTAAGTTGAGATAATACATGACTCAAGCGCTTGGAATAACCCTACCCATCAGAATAGGAAATACTGGCTATTTTGAGCAAGGATTTGATACTTTAACACAAGTTAAATCAAACTTTATAAATTTGATACTTACTAGAAAGGGGGAACGTGTACATCAACCCGAATTTGGGTGTGGTATACACGATTATCTCTTTGAGCAATTGACGCCAGAAAATATTGAAGGTGCTCGGTTATCGGTTATAGATGCAGTAGAACGTTGGATGCCTTTCTTAGAATTGGTACAATTTGAGTTAGGTGCGGGACCAACTGAAATAGACAATAACACACTTCGTTTATATGTCGGGTACAGACTTAAAAAAAACCCAAACATCAGAGATACCATCATTCTGACGTTTTAGGAGATAATCAATGGCGGTAAACCAATCAATTACACGAAAATTTACACCAAATTTTAAAGAAGTTAATTACTTAGCAAAAAATTTTTCTGAATTCCGTCAAAATTTGATTGAGTTTGCTAAATCATACTACCCTAATACTTATACGGATTTTAATGAAGCATCTCCCGGCATGATGTTTATGGAAATGGCCGCATATGTAGGGGATGTACTATCATTTTATATTGATAATCAATTTAAAGAAAACTTATTATTGGTGGCGACGGAAAAACAAAACGTAATTCAGATTGCTCAAGCATTAGGTTATAAACCAAAATTAACTGCAGCTGCAACGGTTGAGGCGACTATTTTTCAAATGGTACCTGCATTAGGATCTTTACGGCAATATGAACCCGATAAGCGATTTTTCTTAAAAGTACTGACTAATTCAAAATTTTCTACAGATACACCGCCTATACAAAGTTTCCGATCCGTGGAAGATGTGGATTTTGCTGACCCAACGAATAGATCTATACGAATACTTTCTCGGGACATAAACAATGCACCCACCATGTATGTGGTTTCAAAAAAGATAAAATTGGTATCCGCTGATACAAAAGTTGCAACGTTTTCTTTTGGTTCTGCACAAAAATTTTCAAAAATAGAATTGAATGAACCAAATATCATAGGAATACAATCGGTGGTTGATTCGGATGGGTATACTTGGCATGAAGTAGACTATTTGGGGCAAGATTTATTATTAGAAGAACGTACAATACAAGTTAGAGACGATGCGGGATATTTGTCTGAATCTACGTTAGAAACAGGCTCATTACCACCTGCTAAATTGGCAATTTTAAGAAGAAGACCACGTAGATTTGCAACAAGAATCAATTCTTCCATGAAAATGGAACTTTGGTTTGGTTCCGGAACAGGAGAAATGGATAGTGATCTTGTTACACTAAACTCTACACAAATTGCAAATTCAAAGTACAATCAAGTAATTGCAAATACTTCGTTGGATCCATCTGACTTTATATCAAGTGATACATTTGGAATGGCTCCTGCAAATACTACGTTAACTGTCACGTATCTTATTGGCGGCGGCGTTCAATCAAACGTTTCATCAAATACAATAAATAAAGTAGATTTACCGTTGGTGGCCAATACGATAACTGACTACCAACCTGCGGAGAGAAATTTATTTTCTCAAATAGTTGCAAGTCTAGCAATTTTAAATGACGAACCTGCACGTGGTGGTGGAAACGCAGAAGATGTTGAAGAAATTCGTCAAAACGCTCTAGCATTTTTCAATGCACAAAATCGTGTAGTCACTGATAAAGATTACATGGTTAGATCCCTTGCAATGCCATCTAAATTTGGACAAATCTCAAAAGTATTTGTTGTTCGTGACGAACAAATTAACGCAATCGGCGAACAAGACCCGTCCAATTTAGTAGTAAATAACGACCAAGACCCATACAATAATAGAATATATGTAAAAGATCCAGTGGCGCCAAATTCTATAAACTTATATGTTCTTGGTTATGATTCAACCGGTAAGTTGGCAACATTAAATACACTGGTTAAGAAAAATCTTGTTAAGTATTTAGAACAATATAGAATATTGACGGATGACGTGAACATTCTCGATGCGTTTGTTGTTAATATAGGAGTAGAGTTTAATATAGTAGTATATAGAACCTATAATATGAACGATGTTGTTGCACGTTGTATAGATGCAATAAAAGAATTTTTTGATATTAAAAAGTGGCAAATAAATCAACCCATAATAATGAATGATTTGCGATTGGTAATAGGTTCGGTGGACGGAGTACAAACAGTAGTTGATGTATTAATTACTAACAAGTATAAATTTAAAGACGGTCGTGATTATTTTGAATATAGGTATCCAATTGAAGAGGCAGTGGTCGATGATATTGTATACCCGTCATTAGACCCATGTATTTTTGAAGTCAGATACCCAGAAACAGATATTGTGGGTCACGCTCGTCAATAAATGAGATAAATTATGAGAACTTTTTTACCTATATCTCAAGATGCAACAATATACCAGAGATATCCTGATAATAACACGGGTCTAGATGAAATTATAGAAGTCGGCAAAGTTATTAAACCATTGGACGGAGTGGGTAAGTATGCATCTGGCTCTGCACGGATAGTATTGAATATTGATATCCCCTCAGAAAACCAATATCCAACGAATTCCGTATATTATTTGAATCTTAGAATAGCAAATGCCAAAAACGTAACACGGTATCAACAACTTAACGTCTACCCAGTATCGCGTAGTTGGACGGAAGGAAGTGGATATTTTTATCAAGATGTAAAAAATATGCAAGACGGTGTTACTTGGAACGTTGCATCTCCGATTGTTAGTTGGTCATTGTCTGGGAGTGATTATGTTACAACTCCATCTGCTTCATATACTTTTTCAAGGGTACCAATTGAAGATATAAAAATTGATGTTACACAAATAATACGTCCCGTTGTATCGGGATCAAATGAATTTGCGTGGAACGGATTGATAGTAAAGTTCCCAGACACGGACGAACAACTTACTACAAATACAGGAAACATTAAATTTTTTTCCTCAAATACCCACACGATATTTGCTCCCAAACTAGAAGTGTTATATAATAATCAAACATTTATTACAGGTAGTTTAAAACCGATCTCAACGGGAAATATTTCTATCATACCAAAAAATTTGAAAACTGCATACACGGTAGGTGAAATAGATAAAGTGTATCTTGTCGTTAGAGATAAATTTCCTGATAAACGGTTTGATGAAGCGCAACGATACAAGACAAAATATTATTTACCATCATCATCACTTTACAGAATAAAAGATCAAGTATCTGGTATGACAATTCATGATTTTGATCAATATTCTACAATTAATTGTGATACGTCTGGATCGTACATACTATTGGATACTACGGGGTTTGACGTTGATAGATACTATACAATAGACTTAAAAATTTCTTCGGGACAACAAGTGTGGTTTCCAGAATTTGATTACTCATTTAAAGTAGATAGAAATGGCTAATAATATTTTAAATTCGTATATATCAAAAGTTTTAGTAGAACTAAATCGTAACAATGATGATGTTATTAAAGTATCAACTAACTATCTGTCACCGGAAGGCGACGAATATGTGTTGGATAGACAAACTGTATCACCTATATTAATACAAACCACACAATCGTTACAAGAACTGCAACCTGAAGTATCTAATGTATATCCATTTAAAATCGTCACTCCATTAGACTTTGATGGAAGTACTATAATTTTAAGTCCAAGCGTTGACACACAACCAACTGCATCACAAGGATATTACGTACCAATTTATTTTGAAAGGTACAATACAGAAGTAGTTCAGGCAATAAATACAGAATTCACAGAACTAATCTTGGTAGAGGAAACTGGATTAGAAGTGTTGGGTGAATAATTATGCCAAATCAAAATAATTTTAGAAGTGACGTAACAAATATACAGGATGTAAGATTTTCTGCTTCAAGAATTGTTAGAATTCCTGAAGAACTGATTTTATTTGAAGAAGTTCCTGCCAGCTTTGCATTTGACGCGGACGATAATATAGAAATTCATTTTTATACAATTCCCGAAAATCAGTTACTACTGAGCACTGTTATTAAAACGGCAGAAAATATAATAAAATCACACATTATATCGTATGCAGATGGTACTTATAAAAATTATATAAGAATAGATTTCACAAAACTATTTATTGATAAAGAGTTAGTATTAATACCTGGTGATTATAAAATGACGTTGAACCTATTTTCCGATGAAATAGGTAGTTATGACACCAAAAAGTTAAATATTGATATAATATCAGACTCACGTACAGAAGTACAGTTATCCTTTAATGACACTATAGATGATGTATATTTTAAACAAAATTCTTACTTATTAAAAGAATTTTTAGAAAAAGCATTTAATAAAACCGATGCAGTGGGGTTTGCACAAAAAGTATTTATTTCGGGAGTTGAATTGAATGATCCAACCGAAGGGATAAATGCAACCAACATATTACAAAATCTTGAAGTGGGTGGGATACAAACTACGGAAGACACTGTAGATAGAATTGAACGTATTAATTTACGAGAAATTTTTGAGACGCAATTGAACGATTTTGTACAAGATTTGTTTAAATATATTAGAGAAGAAATAGTTATTAAAGGAGATGATAGAATCCAGCAATATGAGTACCAAAAAGTTATAACTGATATAGTTGAACAAAAAATAAAAAATTTACGACAAACCGTAGATTCTAGAATCGTGGTTAGTTAATTAACTGGACGGATATATAACATGGCAATTTTTCCATTTGGATTCAACGACGAACAATATATAAACTCACAAATTACGCCATCCGACGAGGACACACAGGTCGGTTCAGGAGCCGGTACTGGTATAGGTGGAGGAACGGGAATTCGTAGACCAATTCTTGACAATGAAGATACAACTAGTACTATAACTGACAGTACAGGAACCGGAACTGGTACTGGAACTGGTACTGGAACAGAAACCGGAACTGGTACTGGAACAGGAACCGGCACTGGTACTGGAACAGGAACCGGAACCGGCACTGGTACTGGAACTGGTACTGGTACTGGAACAACCACGGTAAATAGAGGTTGTCAAGCAGATGATGAATGTCCACGGGGATTTTACTGTGATTTTACAACAACTACCGTAATTGGTGATGATTTAACTAACCAATACGGATCATGTAAACAAACTCCGACTGAGGGTACTGGAACCGGCACTGGTACCGGAACCGGCACTGGTACCGGAACCGGCACTGGTACCGGAACCGGCACTGGCAGAACTGGTACTGGGGGAGAGGGAGAAAAAATTGCTTGTTGTGGCCCAATTACGGAATACAAATGTGTGCGAGGGTTTGCTGGTCCAGATTGTCCTCGTGGAAGTGGTGAATGTACACCAGGTGAAGACTGCGGTGCTCCTCCCAAATGTGATACCACAGTAAAAACAACAGCTTGTTCTAAAATATTAGGTGACGAATTTAGTGGAGTTGCGGTACAAACGATATCAATTGAAGGTAGTCCCGCAGGTTGCGTTGCAGCAGCAGCAAGTGATTGGAACACTGACGATTGTCAAAAAATAGATACAAATACACCATGTAATACGGTTACCGAAACCGTGTCGTGTACAACCCTTATAAATGATGGTAAAACGTATTCTGGAAGTGCATCTAGAATAATATTAAAAACTATAAACGGACAACCAACACCTTCCGGGTGTACTATACCTGATACTTCCAGTGACTGGGACACTTCTGGCTGTAGAGTAGTGGCAACCGAGGAATGCGAAACCACAACACAAACTATAGCTTGTACAAATATCGGAGCCAACTATGTTGCGGGAACGGCAACTAGAACCGTACTTAGGAAAATAGATGGAAACAATACGCCTCGTGGGTGTAGTGCACCAACTGGTTTATCAAGTGACTGGGATGTTAGAAACTGTATAATAAAAGAAGATGACCCGCCCGACAATCGTCCACGAATATGTGGCAGTACAACCAGAGTACCTCTTGAATCGTTGGCATTATACACCGAGTCAACGGACGCTGCGGGTGAGTGCCTGGTTAGACGACAATATAGACTGTGTGGAACTTCAGAAAGTTCATTAGGCATTCCACCTGCCAACTTAGTACTTAGTAGTGATAATCTGGGTGCCTGTTACGGACCACCTCAACCACGATATAGAATTTGTGGCTCTACAAATGAAATTGAAGGGACGCCACCAAGTTCTCTTGAAGAGGGACAGGATCAACGGGGCGTTTGTTATAGAACACCCATAACCCATCGTATCTGCGGAAATCCAGACGCGCAGAGTGGATATGCACCAGAAGGATACAGACAATCAACCGATCAATATGCAGGAACTTGTTATAGAGCACCTGAGTTTTGGCGACTGTGCGGAACAACGGAACGTCGAGAAGACCAAGTTCCATCTGGATATGAACAGTTCTCAGATAATTCTGGAGCTTGTTATGGTCCATATTTTACTTATTGTAATTCTCCCGATATTAAAAATTTAGGAACAAGACCATCTGACGATAGATATGAGTTTGATACTCAACGATTCTGCTGGAAAGAAAAGGTTATAATTCCGCCACCAGAAGAAGTATGTGAATGTCATGTTGCATCTGGATATAACGGTACCGTAACGTATGTACCGTGTGGTGGAACGGTTCAACAATACACTACTATACAGCTTGTTGGTGTTGATGTTGGTTTTTGTGCAAGTGATAAATATGCAGTTCTTTCCAATGGTGGAACAGTAGTTAAAAACCTAAATACAAATTGTAAAAATAAGCAATCAGTTTGTATAATAACACCGCCACCGGACCCAGAATATCGTATATGTGAAACTCGTGCAATAGTAAAGGGAACTCCGCCTGCAGACTTTGTTCAATCTACTGATAGATTTGAGGGAGTATGCTATAGACGTAACGTAATTGAAGAAAAAACATATCGTATATGTGGAGAACCTGCGTTATTAAAAGGAACACCGCCTGCAGAATTAATTGAATCGCGAGATCAATATCCTGGCGTTTGTTATAAACCACGAGAAATTCCAATAACACATCGTATTTGTGGCGATCCACAGTTACGTAGTGGTGATCCACCAGAAAATTATGTACAAGATTCTGACCAATATGGCGTGTGTTTCAAGCCAGAACCAGAATGGCGTAGTTGTGTCGATGGTAAAGTATATAAGGGATTACCACCTGCTGAGTACAAGCAACTAGTATACCCAGGACCAGTCGGTGGAGTATGTTGGGAACCTGCAAGTATAGTCGGCTTTGAACCAAGTTTAGCAAATGCATTTAACTTTTTATACAAACGTGGTAGTGGAGATTATCCAACTGCTGTCCGAGCAACGGCAACTAACCCATCATATGCAGCTTCATATAGGGTTACTATGAACACAAACAGTAAAATAAAACTAAATAATGGTGACGGTACTCTACAATTTTTACTACAACCGCGAAGTTCGTACGAATTTACAGTAAATGTTACTCCTGAATTATATGAACAACTTGGTGATGGATCTAGTAATCTATCACTTGACGTTGATATAACTGAATTATAACATGCCAATACGAAATTATGTTACGGGTGATGTTCCCTACTTAACTTCATATGAACCGTTTACGTTACCGAATGGCATAACGCAAGTGGACTTCATAAGTCAAATGATTTCGTATAATTTACAACCGTTAAAAACTCCAACCGAAATAACATATTTTATTGGTGCAGAAAATTCTTATGTTACAACGTTAGAAATAAAAAATTTGACGGATAATGTAACATTGACTGGAACTATAACGTTTAACAAAGACGTATTTGTTATATACGACGAATTTAATAGATATATAGACGGAATAGATAGAGTAGAGTTTTCCTTAGAACCAGAAAAAATTGAATCATTTAAGATTGAAGTTAATAAAAAAATATTGAACAGTGTAATTTTAAATACACCACTTAATACGTTGATTAATATCACTATCAAAAATGTTACGACAAACGGATTAACGCTCAAAAAAATAAATCAATCTTCTTTGGCAGAAAGCACGTTCCCACAAAATATAACCGTAAAATAAACAATGTCAGAAAAGATAAATTTAAAAATTACATTTCCGATAAAAGTTCAAATTGTACCGATACAAAAACCCGTAGGATTGCGTGCTCCTATTAATGTACAAATAACTCCAACACCTACAGTAGAACAAATACTGGATGTTAATTATAACTTTACCATTAACACCGTACCAATTGAAGTTAATATATCCGAGCCATTAATAGTAACTGCATTTGATTTCTTAAACACCGCATTAAATACATACGTTGACGAAGATCGTACTCTAAAAACACTATTAAATTACGGCGAAGATCGTCAATCTGTGGTTTTAAATTATAGATATGGTCCGTTGGATATAGCGGGACTAAGAACAATTCAGTTAAAATTACTACAACCTGTTCCCTCTGATATAGCACCTACAACGCCCGTATTTTTATCCAGAGAAGTTGCAAAGAGTACTATTGATAAAGTTAGAGTAAGATTTGCTCCTCCTATTGATACCACACCATACCTTCGTCCAAAAAATACAGCAGTAAACACTGACGTGGAATTAGGAAAAACGGTGCGAAACGTTACATTAAATCGTCTCGCACTAAAAACAGGATCGGTGGGATCTGACGACGTTTATAAAAACAAAACGTTTGAAGACGAAATATTTAGACAGTGGTACTCATACGATTTTAATTCATCTGAATTAAACATAGACTTTACTAATTATAGTAATTTTATATTTTATGGATCTGCTGCAATGCGATTAGCGGCGTTCAGAGAAAAAATAATAAAGTTAGAAAGTATAGATAAAAATAGATTACAATTTTTATCATCATCAACGTATACAAATCTTACCGCATCTGTCGGATATAATTTCGTTCAAGAAAAAACGGCAGAATACGCAAAGGAAAAAGAAAATGTAATAAGATCGTTTGATAGATACGAACAGTATTTGTATTTCACACCATCCGGTTCTAATAGTGCATATAGTGCTTCTTTTGTATATGCGGACACGGGCACAGAGTATAATAATATTGGATACTGGCCCAAGACGGTATCAGGAAGTATACACTCAGTTTACAGTACAGAGGCGGTAAACTGGTATTCTACACAGAGTTTAATTGCCCAAAGATTTGATGAGTTTAATGAAAACAATTTAATCAATACTATACCAACGCACATACGTGAAGATGATAGTAATTCTGCATACATTACCTTTGTGTCAATGGTCGGACACTTTTTTGATCTCATTAAACCATATATTGACCACATGTCAGATGTGTGGAGTCGTAATTTAAATCCAAACACGGAATTATCAAAAGATTTAATTAATGAAATTGTAGAATCCGTTGGATTTAAATTGCCTACGTTGTATTCTACATTTGATCTGACAAATAATATTTTGGGAACAAATGATCAAACTCCTCGTAGAGATTTGGTGGCAGAAATTTACAAACGACTGTTACACAACTTACCATTTTTTACCAAGGCGAAAGGAACAAAAACTGCATTACAAACATTCATAAAATCATTTGGAATAACACCACAAATTTTTGATGTTAAAGAGATAGGAGCTCCTGTAACTAGTTCATATTATGTGTTTGATGAATTTACGCAAGGATTGGATTTTGACGAAACTAAAATAGCCTACGTTATTTTACCGTTCTATCTAGGTTCTAAAACATTACAGTTTAATTGTAGTGTTGCAAAAAGTAAACAAATGACTGTTCTAGTGGGTGATAATAAATGGGCATTAAATGTCGTTCCGCATCCATCAAATAAAACGTTGGGACGATTTGAATTAGCATCCGGTAGTGCTCATATACCAATTTTAAGTAGTAGTTATCAAGAAATCTTCGGAGATGAATTACTTAATGTAGCAATTAAAGTAAATGCTGGATATGCAAGTTTGTATGTAACGCAAGTAGAAGGAGAAGACATACTACATACATCGGCAATGTCGGAGAACAGTGCATTTGCTTCTTTATGGAATACTACTTCTATTCTGTATTTTGGAGGAGGTACATCAATCAGCGTTGGTAATTTTGATGGTACATTAGACGAAATGCGGTTATGGAGTGACGCATTGTCCGATGAAACTATTTTGAACACAGCGTTTGACCCAGGATCAAATGCAGGTGATACGTACGATGCTGCGTCAGATAAATTGTTGATACAACTTTCGTTTAACAAGTTAAATTCTGATCTACTTGTAGCATCTTCATCCCTTGTAAACGAAAGTCCATACAAAGATAAAACTTTAAATAACATAGATACGGTTCTCACATATAACATATCCGAATCGGATTTTTCACGGTATAATCGTACGGTTAGACAGGAAATGATGAACGTAGGATCATCGGGTATATTGACAAGTAAAATTAAAGTAGCGCCACCACCGGTGTTTATAGACGCATCACAGGGAAACAGATTATACAGAACAAAAAGTATAGTTAAACCTGAACAGAAAAAACTACAACGTGGACGTAATAAGATTATACTAACTGCGTCCCCAACGGAAATAGTAAATCAAAATATTATTCGTAATTTTGGATTGGAAAATATTAATGCAGTATTGGGTTCTCCAACCACGTTGTACACTACATTCGAAAAATCATTACAGACATTAAAGCAACATTATCAACAATATTATTATGTGAGTGTGGATCCAAATAAATTTATCAGAATTCTTTCCGAGTTTGGATCTATTTTGAATCAATCTATTGATTATTTTATTCCATCAAAGGCAACTATACTAAGTGGAATAACAATAGAACAAAATATTCTTGAACAAGTAAAAATTCCACCTTTGAAAAATATCAAAGTTTATGGAAAAGATACTAGACGTACATTGAACGCCGCGGCCTCTCTTACGCAAAGTAGAGCAGACTATGGCGCTACATTTAATCTATCTCAGACCGTGGAGGCGACCAATGATGCTGATGCACTGGGTAATTTAAATTCAATAAATTCAAATATTCAAGATATCGGATTTATAGAAATTGGAGGTGGATACCTTAATAAATCTGGATCATTGGTGGTAGATACTTCACTAGAAGGTAAAAATGAAAGACTGTCGGGAATATTAGACCCAAACAAACCAGTACCAGACGCACAGTATCTGCCGGCAAAGGGCGAGTTAAAAATTGTAAGTGATAATACCGGTAGTTTTGATTACTATAAAACGGCGCTTCCAATAAGAATGGAATCCAGTGCAAGTTATCAAACTTGGGTAACCGAGCTAGTTCCTATTATAGAATCAACTGGAAGTTATTCCACTGTTACCGCACAACTAGTTCCGAATTATGAAGTTGCCTCAAACGTGACTACGTACAATATAAAACATGAACAGTGGAACTCTAAACAATTCTGGCAAATTGAACAGTATGGCACGGGATCACCATTGCCTGCAAAACAATCAAGTGCAGAAACATATGTGGACAATTTAAATAAAATAAAATACGATGATACTAATCTAGGAAATGAAGGAGCGGAACCGTATAATAGACTATATAGTAGAAAATTATTTGAGACAGAAATAAATAATAATAGAGATGGTGGACTTACAAGCATGTACATTCCCGCATTGTATGACATACCACCCTCCGCAGATTTTACTGATTCTGGAGTATATACATATTTCAATAATTCTACTGGCGTTTATTATTTTGAAGAATTATTCAAAACACCTGCATATCAAAAACCATTAAATGCATCCTGGGATGTGACAAATCAAACATTTATAGGGGCAACTACGTGGTCGTATGAAGAAAAATATAATATATATGATGTAGTCTACCAACAAGTAACAAGTAATGATAATAATACGCTGGGAACTTCTATAGTTAAATCTGCTCGTGCAGGTAACAATCTATACTATGCTTTCAAAACACGACCAGCATACAGAGCACCTACAAATAATACCGCATTTTATACAGGAAGTGTTCCTTCATATTTACCCCCGTCGTTGGATAAAGAGAACTGGGAAATCATAAGATTTACTCCAAGTGTAAAACGTATTACTAAACGAGTAATATTTGATGTGTTTAAAACACCAAATCCAGACGATAATAATTTTAGAACAACAACGGCGCCTGTAGAGACTAGAATTGATATTCCAGATAGATATGTTGATATTTATCCATTAACTGCAGTTGGTGCAGGATCATATGTAACTGGTGAAATCTTAGTACAAAATATTGCCACGTTATTGGCAATGCAATTAAATGTGGATAATATTCGGGTACGACTATACAGAACTTCTACGGATCGTGATGCGGATATATTAAGATCGGCAGAAACCAAACCTACGGGGTCACATGGCGTTCTTTTAGATACTACAATTAATGTAGCAAATGTTGCAACGTTAATTAATCCCGTGATCAATTTAGTGGCAGGTTCAACACCTACTGCGGGTAAACTATTTTATACTATAAATAATTTAAACCCCGTATCAAAGTTGGGAATAACAATGACGTTGTTATATTTTGCATTAGAAATTAATCCAAGAATTCCTTCCGGTTACTTACCGAAACATTATAAATTCTTTAGAAGTAATTCTACTGCTACAAAACGTAGTAATTATGTTGGGTGTAAAAATACGAAAAGTACGACTATTGACGGACAAGAACCAATACAAATTTTCTTGAGCGAAGGCGTAGATCTACGAGTAGCACCATCAATAGTAAACGAAGAAATTATCACCGGCGGTGGCGGAATATTAGACGCAACGTAATAAAACGTAGTAAACTATATATTTATATTAGACCTCTTCTATTTGGAGTAAAATTTTATGGGATATTTAAATAAGGCAACGGTCACCGTTGACGCAATTTTGACAAAAAAGGGACGAGAATTGCTGGCGCGAGGACGTTCCGCGTTTAACATCACCCAATTTGCGGTCGCAGACGACGAAATTGATTATGGACTATACGATCCAGCACATCCATTGGGAACAGAATATTACGGTTCAGCAATTGAAAACATGCCAATCGTAGAAGCATCTACCGACGAAACACAAAATCTTCGGTATAAACTAGTAACATTGACGAGAGGAACCAACCTGATTCCGACCATCCAAACAGGCATTTCTTCAATACAACTAACATTCAGCAATACACAAAATCCAGTAACTACTATTACTCCAACAACAAGTCAAGGACTAAATGCGCTTCCATTCGGCTATACAGCAATTTTATATGATCGTGAAGCGGCAATTTTAACAAGTAATGGACTACCGGGAACTGCTACCGTGCCAACATTCTTGGGAGACTCGGTATCACAAAACGCAATTGTCGTTCGTGGTACGATTTTTACGATTTCACCGAGAGATGTAAATTCAGTAACACAGACACAATTGGTAATTGTTGGAAATCAAACTGGTGCATCGGTAACGATTCCGGTAACAATCAATCCAGCCACCATAATTTAATACATAGGAAGAATATATTATGAGTATTTATAATCAATTTACAGACGACGATCTAGTATCAGCAAATCCTACAGTAGTCACAACAGGATTATGGTCTGGAGATACAGGATCGTTAGCATCAACCCTATGGCTAGGTACGGCGGCTGGTCAACAAGTACCGATTAGCGGTGAATATTATTTAGACGTATTTGATAAACGTCCTGATACCGACCCAACTGCGGAAGTACAATTTTCTGTAACCTATGGTCACATAAATGGCGGTGGTTCGCCGACGTTAGACGATAATGATCTGTCCACATTGTCAACGCAGGCAATTTATAGTCAATATAGAAATTTATTATTGGACCCATCGGATACAAAATTTACATTTAACAATGTAGAATCTGACCACATTTTTGTAATTAATTTTCAACGTTCTAGAATAAGAGAGCAACTGGATCCTGGTAACTGGGAACTCCCATTGTCAGGAACAAAGGGTATTAGTACATTCATCGATGATAGTGGTCAAACATTAGGTGCATTGACAGCAAACAGTAAGGCCGGTCGTGTGTTTAATGTTGTGTCTGGAGCACTGGACATATTAACGGGTTCAGTAGTACATAGTTCTGGTTCTACCAACGGTGGTGGATACGGATTGATATATCCCGATCTCGGTATTATTGTATTAAACCCAAATGCAATTGGTCCTACGGTTGGATTTGTAGCAACGGGGTCATCAAACGAGGGTAGCGGTTCAGCGAATATTACGGTTACAACACCATTTTATTCAAGTACTGATTTTAATACCGGCACAACTAGCGTAACGGCAGTATATGCACCTGTAACACACTCTGCGGTCGTTTGGGGTACTAAAAAATCTGCGTATAACCATACAGCACTATTTAATTCAATAAAAGGCGCCACTGCAGCAACAGGTACTCCTTCGGGTTCTGCATTTAAAGCACGTTCGGCAGAAACCATTTCTTCTACACACTATTTTGTACGTCTTAGAAATAAGGAATTCAATTATTCAAACAACCCCACGTTCTATAATCCAGATACGGGAGTACTAACCAATCCAGATTTCCGTAATGATCCGCGAGTATACGTCACTACAGTGGGATTGTATAATAGTCAGAACGAATTACTCGCCGTTGCAAAGTTGAGTAAGCCGGTGCGGAAGAGCTTCGATGAGGAAGTTTTGTTGAGGGTAAGATTAGATTTTTGACGGAGAGTAAATAATAAGTGAACGTTTGGAAATAATGTCCCCTATTTATATATAGAACGTATAAATAGGGGACATTACTATGACTACACCTGAGCAAAAAGAACGTTATAAACTAAAAGCACGAGAAAAAAGAGCAAAATTACGTAAACAAACCGATTCTGATATAACTTGTAGACTATGTAATTTATCAATAAATCCGAAAGGGATGTCTATACATGTGAAAAATGTACATACGTTAGAATTTACCGTATATTTAGATCAATATCTATCCGATTTTTCTGCGCTTGGTTGGATACAATGTTCCGTATGTAAAAAAATTACCAAAGGTACAACTTGTTCAAGAAAGTGCATGGGCGTATTATACAAAGAAACTTATAGTGGACGAGAACCGTGGAATAAAAATTTAACTAAAGAAACCAACGAAAGTTTACGACAAATGGGCCAATCCATAAGTAAACGCAACACAGGTAACCCAAAAATAATGGGAACAAACAATCCAGCCAAACGAACGGAAGTTCGTGAAAAAATTTCAAAAACACGAATAGAACGTGGTGTTGCAAAAGGTCACAACAATCCCATGTTCGGAAAAGCGCACACCGAAGAAGCATTGAGAAAAATTTTTGATAAACGTTCCATGACTAGACCGGAACAGCAACTCAAAGAAATTTTAGAAGAATTGCATATTACTTATAAATCACAATTTTTTATTAACACGGGTGACCGCACTTTTTCGTACGACTTCTACCTACCAGATCATAATATTATCATTGAGGTTGATGGGGATTATTGGCATGGCGGACCAGGAGTATCAAAATATTGGCATGGCGTAGAAGTCACCAAAGAAACGGATATTCTGAAAGATAGTGTTGCTCAAGAACGTGGATATACTATAATTCGTTTATGGGAAAGTCAACTAAATACTGACAAAAAACTAATTATTGATATACTTCAATCCGTACTACACACATGAAAACATTTGGTACACTTGACGCAAAAGATTACAACGTAGAAGAAATGTATACATCTGCGCCTATGTCGTGGGAGTTAGTTTCTTCTTCAAACGGTGTTCAAGTAACTTCCCCCGCCGATTT